AGCAGCGTGTTCGTCACCAACGAATGTAGCAGTACCTGAAACAGTAGCTTGGTTGTATGTGAACTCAGTAGCAGCCAATGTACGCAGAGACAATAGAATCTCTTGGTCAATTTCAGCTGTAATTTCTTGAGCCAATGCTGCCATGATTTCGGCTTCTACGTCGATACCATGCATAGCTTGTGCGTCTTGAGCAGATTCAAAAGTCCAACGTGCTTGTAACTTACGAGTCTTAGCTTCAACAGCTTGCTTCAAGATTTGAATGCTAATTTGCTTACCGCCGTTACCTTCCATGCTAGCAGTAGAACCGCCAGTGTAAGATGTAGCTGTAGTAGCGTCTTTAGGCACTGTAGAATATGCTTGAGCGATTGTGAAAGGGCTCAAAGCTTCTTGACCAGCAGTAACGCTGGTTGCTGCTGCGCTGCTGTCTGTTAAAGACTGAGCGTAGCGCACACGTAGAGTGTGGATTTGTCCAACTGGACCGGTCATTGGCTGAACGCCGACCAATTCGTTAGCGATAACTGTCGGCATTACACGACGGATAACTGGCAAAATAACACGGTTAAGTGTTGCAATGTTACCAGCAGCAGTTGAACCAGAACTTGCGTTCTCTTTCAAATACTTACGAGTGTTTTCTAAGATAACACCCATGCTATTGCGCTTGGTACCGTTAAGGCCTTCCATTAAGGCTTCTTTGGTCTCGCCCCAGCGGCTTTCAAGTAGTTCTTGTGACATTTAAGTCTCCTTTTCTTTCTTTTTAAATACCTGCCAGGCGCTTGAGCGCAAAAACGTTGCTGTTTTCTTCAGCGGTGTTTTCCTGTACTCTTGCGGCAGTTTTATCGCCAGTGACTTCAGAGATGTTTTCAGTAATTACTTTATTGGCTTTTACTGATTTGTTCTCAGCTAGTACAGCTGGTAGATACTTTTCAAAAGCGTTTTTCAAACGTGAAGTTTGAACGCTTTCGAGTAAATTACGCATCACTTCTTGCTTTTCCTTGTTCAAGGGACGTAGCAATTCACCAAGAGTGTTTTCACGCTCATTGGATTCACGAAGAATACGTAAATCACGTTCTTTACTTTCAACAAGTGCTTTAGCACGAGTTGATAGTTTGATGGCTTCGCCAAGTTTACGGTTTTTCTCAGCAATTGTATTGTGCAATTTGCGAACTTCTGCTTTCTCATTGAGATGAGTAGCACCAAATTCACTTGCATACGCTTCGAAAATACGACGACCAAAATTGTTCTCTCGAGCAATCTTGATGTCTTCGTGTAACTGACTAAGTTCAGCCTTTAAGTGCTGGCTAACAGCTTGGGTCATCTTGGTAGCACTTTCCTTAACGAAACGTGCTTTTAGACTTTCCAATTTTCCACGAGCTTCGGCCACAAGTTTGACTTTGGTGTTAACCAAGTCTTGTTTGTCTTGTGCAAATTCACGAATCTCACGTGCAAGAGCGTGAACAACGAATCCTTCGAGTTTTTCGAGGCCTTCGGTGTGTGTCTTGCGATCTTTACGCAGTTCGCCAAGTTCTTCAGCTAACTTAGTAACTAAAAAGCTGTTAAACTTTGTAGCTGACTCAGTCATCTTCTTTTGGAACTTAACGCGGTCTTCAGCTAGTTGAGCCTTTTCAACTGCAACTTGCTGGATTTCTGCTTGTAGACCTTCTGTTACCATACGATCAAGGGCTTCCACCATCACTTGTTTGTCGTGTTCGTAGCGGTGTGCAAATTCCTCGCGGAGCTCTGCACGAGCTTGTTCTCGAGCTTCATTCAACTTGGTTTCCCAAGCTTCATTGATCTCTTGACGAGTGTCCTCGTTGATCAAGTCGCTATCTAGTAATGGTTTGATTGCATCTAGCATCAATATCTCCTTAGATCTTGAGATCTTTGATGAGCTTGACAACTTCGCTCTTCAAATATCTCTGTACCTTGTTGTCCGTTTGTGCATCTTTTGCCATCTCTAGTAATTTATGACCGTGCTTCATGTTAAGAAGACCTTCATAAATTGCTTTGGGATAAGCATTAGGTGCGCTAGGTTGGGCAACTACATCAACAGTAACTATTTCAAAGTCACTGACATGTCCTGTTCTGTCGTCGACGTTTCCCGATCCACGACTTGAAACTCCAAGTTTTACACCTGCATCCAACATTGTCATTACGAGCTGACCCATTGGTGTTGGCAATAACTTGAGTTTACCGTATCCAGTTGAACCTTCGTACCACATTTTTTCAATCATGTGACTCACACGGTCCAAGTTAATTTTTAAATCATCTGGGTGATCGACTTCACCTAGAACAGATTGACCTTCGTTAATTTGTGCATTGATAGTATCAACTGCACGTCGTATTTCATGGCCGGGGTAAATGCGCTCATTGGCATTGCGCTTGTCACCTTCAATGAAGATTCCTTGCATACCGCAGAGCTTTTTACCAGAACCATCCGCAGCATCCTCAAGCACCAATTGACAGTGTGCTTGAGTGAAGCTGAGATGTTCTTTTAGATACTGAGCCATATCTTACGTTTAACCTTTAGGGAAAGGTGTGCGAGCATTTACACCAGCTGCTTGTGTAGTAACTGGTTTAGGTGCTGCGGTTTTAAATGCTTTGCTGCCTGCATCTTGTGTTGGTGTTGCACCAGACAAGTTACCAACAGATGGAGCTGGACGGCCTTTAGCTTCTGTACCTGTAGCTCTAACTGGTTGAGCCATTGCACCGGCAGCGCCAGAGTTAGCTTTTACAGTAGACTTCTTGTTTACAGAACCTTCTTCAGAAGTTGTTGGCTTTGGAGCTGCCTTAAGGTCAATACCTTCAGCAAGTTCAAATTCTTCTTCGCCTTCTTCGTCGCTGAATTCTTCAGTGTCGTCCATTTCTAGTTCGTCACCGCCATCAACGCCCATGTCGCTGTTGCCTTCGCTGCCCATTAGGTCTTCGAATTCGGCCATGAGTTCGTCTAGCTTGTCTTCTAAGTCAACAACGCGGTCTTCAAGATTGCCTTCGTCAGCTTCGTCGGCATCGCCCATGTCGTCGCCTGTGATTTCGCCGTCGATTTCAATTTCGTCGTCGCCTTCCATCATGCCTTCTTCTTCAACTTCAACTTCGTCCATGAATTCTTCGGCAGAATCGCCGCCAAATTCATCAACGTTTTCAAGACCTTCGTCTAAGTCTTCGTCTGCAGATTCTTCGATTTCTTCTTCTGCTTCCTCTTGCATGAGGTTTTCGTAGATCTCGCGGCTCTTTTCTACAACGATGTCGTGGAATAGTTCGCGAGCTTTTTGTTCTTCATCATTGATCACATATTCGATCAACTGTTCAAATTTCGATGTCATAATATCCTCCGTAAAGTATGGCTCGTAATTTTATTTACATATAATTTAAAATATCGGGTGTTTACATGCAGAAAACTGCCTAAAAAGGCAGTTTCATTAATTTTTTTACAACCCAGGTGGTGCAGGTGGTGGTGCATACTGTTTTCGAATCAATGCAAGTTTTTCTTTATACTCGTAAGTTCTAACATCATTCATCATTCTTAATTTACGAAGTTGACGCAAGGTCAAATGAGTTTTACGCAAATCGCCAATCTGAGGCTGCGAGTTATCTTGACTCAGGTCTTGCAATCCTTCAGGTTGACGTTGATAAAGTTCGTTTAAGATCATACTTTTATTTATCCTGCAGGGGGAGGTGCTACAGGAGCAGCACCAGGAGCAGCACCAGGGGCGCCACCTGTTACGCCAGCTTCTGCACCCATTGGCGCAAGGCCTGACAGATCTTCACCAGTTGAAATATCAGTTTCGAGCCCAGCTGGGGTAATACCAATCGAACGTAAATCTTGTCCTTGTGTTGTTTGCAAATCAGGCTGATCACGTTCTTCGCGCCACATTTTTTCGTTTTCTACAATCTCTTCTTCGCTTAGGCCCAAGTAGCGTTTAAGCATAAAACGCTTGCTCAAGTAAGGAACTTGTTCCAGTGAAGTAAATGTGCTTACGCGGCTGGTGTCTAACTCAATTTCACGATAAGCAGCAAAGTTTTGTGGAGCACAGAAGTTTAAGTTAAACAATCCTGCGTCAATGTTAAAACCTCTCCAGCGCAAGAACATTTTAAACTCGTCATCTAGCTTTTGAATGACCAGCTTTTGTAAACGTTCGCAGTATTGGTTAAAGCGATATTCTTGAATAAGAGCAGTTCCGACTCTGCCGTCGTTAACTGCTTGAGAACTTTCATCTGGGCCAGTGGGCAAGTATGAACTAGGAACCCGCAATCCACGGGCCATTTTGTTGTTGAAATACTTCAAGTCATCGATCTCGCCAAGGTTTTGACCGCCCTGTAGTGTATCGACAGAACTTCCACGACCGTCAGCAGTTTGTGGGAAGAAGTAATCTTCGTTAATCGATAATGGATTGTAGGTAGCATCCATTGTGTTCTGTCCACCGCCGCTCATGGTAGGGATTCTGCGTTGATGCATTTCATTTTTAACACGCTCAACAAATGCCATGGCCATGTGCGATGGCATGTTACCAACGTCAATCTTAAAGATTCTACGCTCTGGGGCACGACTTACACGATAGATAAGAACAGCATCTTCTAGCAATTCTTTTTGTTTGTAAACTTTAAAAATGTTTTCTAAAATGCTCTTACCGAAAGGCCAAAATACATCCAGGCCTTCGCTTAAACTAATGTGAACCACGTGCTTGGCATCTAGTGTAGCTTCGTTCACTGTTCTAGCAAAACGGCTGTTGCCAGATAAACCACCGCCACCTGACGGCGAAGTGTAATTGCCTTGGTTAGTAATACTACCGACACTAGGGTTAACTGCAAAGTCCTGCGCTGTTTTAGCAGCAACAGTCATGTTTTCGAAGTTAGGGTTTAAGTCACGAATAACATATTGTTCAGGGCGCTTGCCCTCTGATTCGTTAACAATAATGCGGCTGAGCTTGGTCATGTCAACCCACATCATTTCAAATGTTTCTGGATCACGCACAAAAATTTGATCACCGTACTTGATACTATTGCGGAACAACTTGAACATACGTTGGTCTAACTTGTTGAGTTTAGTCCATTGTTGTAGTTGCTTCTTAATTAATTCAACTTCGTGATCAGTCGGAGTATCAGTAAACTTGATATCAAACGGTGTGTCGTTGTTTTGGTTTGTTTGTGTGGAGAACTCTGCAATAATATCTAAACATGCATTGATCTCTGAATCGCAATCCATATTTTCATATTGGTTATAGCGTTCAATACGGTTCGGATGTCCAGAATAAACTTCTGGTAGTCTGCTGGCATAGTTGCGATATGCAAAGTCGTTGGCTGTATAAAGCCCGCCGTTTGCACCACCTGCATTACCAGTTTTGCCGTAGCCAGGCAAACCAAATTGGTTTGTGCCCGATATCGGACTCATGTCCCCGTTAGGGTTAGCGACTTTGAAATATTTTTTCCAGCTCATAGATAGTATTTACCGTCGGTTACTGTTGATACTTTAACATTTTCTCGGCTGTGCTGAGTTGGCTCTTGTTCAAATAAATCAAGTCATCCACTCGTTCAATCAGCTTCATCATAGTGCCTTCGCTTGCACCCGAATTTGAATTTGACGAACCGCCTGCAGGTCTAATAGATAATTCTTCGTTGCCATGCATCAAAACGTTAGGGCTATATCCACTCATTGGTCCACTAAGGGCACCTCTAAATCCTGCTGCTCCGTTAATTTCAGCATGGATATGTCCAGCAGTTGAACGACTGCTAGGATTAGTATACTCATCAAGTACTTTTGCTACACCTGGCATACCGCGTAGAATTCCAGCAATTTGTGCAGCTTTACTAGGATCAGTTAACGTAAAATCTAAAGCAGTTCCGCGGGTGTGGGCACTGTTAGTACCTTGATGATAGCTATCGTTAAACGCACTAAAGTGGTGTAAATCGCCGCCTAATTGATTTTGAATTCGTTGTGCTAGTGCGTATAGATTTGCATTAGCTTCGCCGCCAGCAGTTGCTTCGGGGCTTTTTATTCTTAATCCAGCAGTTGTTCCGCCGCCACCGCCGTGCATTTGATACCCAGCAAACCCTGCTAATCCACCAATTGCTCCGCCAGCAACAGTGCCAAGTGGGCCTAGAAAACTACCAGCGGTTGCGCCAGCTGCTGCGCCAGCACCTGTTGCTGCAAGGCTTCCGCCTGCTGTGCCTGTACCCGATTGTCCGTAACCTTTGCTCTTGCTGCCAGGTAAAATACTTGTTAAGTTTTCAACAACTTCAGTCAAGTAAGCCAATGCTCGAGTTGCTGGTGCTACTCCAATGTTTACAAAGCTCTGCATGTTATTCGATGCATCAATTTGTGAAACTCTAGCTTCAGCTTGTGCTCGGGTTGCAGCATCCAGGCTGGAATATAGTCCTTCGACTTCTTCAGTTGCCTTACCAGTTGCTTTAGAAAATTCTTTGTTTGCTAAAATTGTATGCGAACGGCCTTTGCCAAAATAATCAACACCTACTCTAGCAAAATCACGTTGCAGTTGTTGGTTACCTTTATATAGATCTGCTAAAGAATCACCAACTTTTGACGCTGTCATTGACAAGTCATGTGTTGTTCTTTGTGCTAACTCTAAACCTTCAAAGTTAGTAGAGCGCAAGTATTTCATTTGCGCTTCGCTGCCTGTAATAATACCGTTTACAGATTCTGCGTAACCTTGCGCAATTTCAGGATCAATTGCCGATAACCTATTAAAGGTTTCTCGCATATTTTTAGCAGCACCTGGGCCTGCATCTGCAAGTGCAGCCTGGAACGCATCAATTGCTTCTGCTTGCTCGCGCTGGGCTTCTAGATCAGCACGTTGTAAACCCGTTAATCGAGTTAACGTTTCCATTTCCTTAATATAAGCAATCGCACCAGATGATGTAGCTTCAGTTGCACGTCCCAGTCTACCCATTTGTTTGTAGTAGCCAGAAGCTGCTCTAACTTGTTCGTCGGTACTCAATCCCAATGCCTGCAAGTTAACTCTTGCATCTTTAAATCCTTCAACTAGCTCACTTAATTGCTTGCCACCTGTAGCAGCGGTGCCACTAAACATTGCAAAATCACGACTATTTTCTGCTAGAACTGTTGTCATTTTGTCTAGCTCATCGATTGTGTATCCAAAGCGTTTCATGCTTTGGAATACATCAGTCATGCCCTGTGCGCCAACTGCTCCAGATCTACTTAGATTTTGAAAGGACTCAAATAGCTTGTCACTTTGTTTGTTAGCTGTGGTAACAAAGAATGTTAGAGCTTTTACTACTAACCCAACTGCTACGCCCAGAGGTCCAAAACTAGCAGCCACAGTAGATGCAGTGTCAGCAGCAGCACTCAAGTTGTCATTAAATACAGATACACCCTTGGCTCCGTTTGCAATATTCCCGATTGTTTGTTTAGTAGTTTGCCCCAGTTGCTTCAGGCTCTGATTCAGGGTAAAAGTGTAGTTTTTAATACCCTTTTTTGCATCGGCCAGCTCCTCGGCCAGCTCCTTAGTAACAGGTATGCCCTTGTTAATTGCTTCGTGATATCGATCAAAGATCTCTTGGATTTCGTCGGGGGTGTATTGGTTAGCCATAATTATATTTACCGAGGTAAAAAAATGATCCATAACAACCCACTACAGCAGTATTTTAGACAACCTGCTATTCACATTAAACTGCCCAGCGGCGGTGAGTTTTATCCAGAGGGTTCGCTCGATATGCCGCCCACTGGCGAAATTCCTGTGTACCCAATGACAGCAATCGACGAGATTACATATCGCACACCAGATGCTTTATTCAACGGCAGTGCTACTACCAGTGTAATCCAAAGCTGTATTCCAGGCATTAGAAATCCCTGGGCAATACCAGCTACGGACGTTGATACCATCTTGGTCAGTATTCGTATTGCCAGCTACGGACATAAAATGGAGCTAGAAAGTCGATGCCCACACTGTGGAAATGAAGCTACCTATGGCATTGATTTGCGCACAGTCCTTGATACTATTAAAAGTCCGGACTACAATAAAATTATCAGATTTAGAGACATGGAAATTTACTTCAAGCCAATGTCTTATCAGAATCTTAACGATAACAATCAAAAGCAGTTTGCAGAACAGCGCAAGTTGCAAAGTTTAGACTTGACAGATGGCAACGAAAATGAAAAAATCAATGCGCTAACCCAAGCACTAAAGCAGATCACCGAAGTTACTGTAGAGGCATTAGCACAAAGTATTGCAGCGATTAAGACGCCAAATGCCTTGGTTAATGAACCGACGTACCTTGTTGACTTTCTTAAAAATGCCGATCGTGCGTTGTTTAATCAAATCAAAGATCACATTGTTTCTGAAAAATCAAAAGCTGAAATACAGCCAATGAACATGACTTGTCACGAATGTACCAAAGAATACCAGCAGATGCTTACATTAGACATGTCTAATTTTTTCGCTCCCGCCTCCTGACATCCGACTCAGACACAATTTCGCAAATCGTTGACCAAATGGAAACCGATTGTAATGCGATAAGACAGGAGGCTTTGAAAATGTCATGGTTCATGCGAGGAGGTATTACCTACGACCATGCCCTTAACCTAAGTCAAGAGGAACGAAAAATTATTAGCACTATCATCAAAGACAATATGGAAACAACTAAGAAGTCAGGATTACCCTTCTTCTAACTAGTAACACACTAGGAGATGTCTTACAGACATCTGTTGTTATCGCTATCGCTCAACAACAGTTTTTTAAGAAGTAGTAAAGAAGCAAGAGCGAAGCGATTTAATGCTTCATCTAGATTCAATGGTCACACTTTGCCCGCACAGGGCAAAGATAAAAACTGGAACTTCATCTGAGTTCATACAGCCACATAGCGTTACAACATTACAGAGGCGGTTGTCCGGTACCTCGAGTTGCGTCTTTATAACAACGGCGGGTCAATATACATACGCTAACACATATATTGATCGTGTAGCATCACTGCTACGTCTTTTTCCCTTTTAAAATTCTGTTCAAACAATCAAACCGCAGGTGTTAAGCGATCGTCGTCCTGTTAAGGATAGTGATTGAGTGCTCGCTAGCGCGGCGAGGCTTCCGTCCCCGTTTTTATCCGGTTGTCTCTAGGCACATGAGATTGACCTGTGCGAGTCGTAACTGCTTAAATTGTGTTTGTTAAGGATTTGTTGACGATGTCAAAATACAGCTGATTGGATTTGATGCCTGGATGTGTGTTGTCGTTGTTAACGTCGATTTTGTTGTCAGTGAAAGAATTATATAAATTAATCCAGTACTGTTGTTGTATGTTGCCAGCTTGTGTGTATTCGTCGTGGATTTTATTGTAAAGTGTAAAAACTTCTTGGTCGCTTCTAGTGTCTGAATCTAGTAGATACTGTGTGTATTTGGTGTAATCGCTTGGAGTGTTGCCGTTAATTTTATTAAAAAATTGATCATCCCACGGACACAGTCCGTTGATAAAAAATACTTTAGTGTTTGTAGTTTTTGAAAGATTTATAAGAGTGTTTGTGTACTTAATTATCTCTACTATTCCGCCTTGCGGATGATGTAACGATAGAAATCTATTTCTTACATCTTCGAGATACCCAGCGGTGTAATTTATACTGTGCAAGTTGTGGTCAAATACTTCGCCGTCCATACCAAAGTACTGACTAGCAACATAAGATTCGACACCTAATTGTACTCTGTATCGTGGGCTTCGAGTCCACTGAACAAACATATACTTAGGAGTGAAGTTAACTAACCCGCTAACTGCATTGTAGAAAATTTCTGAATTTGAAGCTCCAGACACACCGTGATTAACAAGTTCGGTTTTTTGTAGATCTCTGTTAGTTGAATGTACTTGATTAACCCATAGGCCCGGCTCGTCTTTTTCAAGATCAAACCCTTTACCTGAAGTAAAAGAACATCCTACGAATAGAGATACTGTCATTTAATTTTACCTATTACGTGACTTCCGTGTACACGTACTTGAATATGCCCGTTGTAATAATCTGCTGATTCTAGCACACGCCTTGCAAACTGTTCTCTAGCCTCGATATAACTGCATTCTGCTTTTGATTTGCAGTAAAACAATATTTCACGAGTAAAGTTTGCTGTGCCTAATGCTAGTACATCTTTGGTTAATTCTGGGCTAGAACCGTAATACTCTCGCCAATCAGAATCAATGCTTCCTCTAATTTTCTTTTTTTTCTTTGTGCCGTTTTTAAGTTTAACTGTTTTGTAAGTTGTTTTCTTAAATTTTGCTAGTTTTTTGCCTATGTATTTGCGTTGAGTAGTAATGTTGGTGATTAGATATACAAAGCCAACACAGTCTTCTGGTAAAGTTTCTACGAGTTGATTTTGATATTGCCACGACATTAACAGTAATTATGCTTGCTGGGGGTCGTCACCTAAAATTTGTTTGTTTATCATTAGATCGTCTGGGTTACCGGTACATGTACGCTGTAAACATATATCCGGTGCCTGCAAAAGTTGAAAACTGTTATCTGAAAGTTTACCTAACAATCGATTATTGCATTCGCCACTGTACACAGAAGTGTCTGACGCAATAGAAATCCGTTTATAGCCTGCTGAACATTGCCAGCCCTTGAATTGGCTAAAACCCAAAAACTTGAGTCTTGTAGCATACGTATTAATAGACGAATCGTCGTCGTACCCAACTTCTACGTTGTAGTAGTAATCAGTAGGAACTGTGTGCAAGTTAGCATAATCCTGAATGGCACGATGTGCTGCTTCTATTACTTCTGGCGACTTTTGCAAATCTGGGCGAGGAACGTTTTGTTTGTTAATTACAAACACAGGATACTCTTTTGACCCAGACCGGTAGTAATCGATCTTGTTAATGCTATATCGTATTTGGTTGGCTTTGCAAACATCAATAAGATGTTTAATTGTGTCCAGTGCCCAGTACTCTTCCATGATGTTAACCATGAAAAATTTACCTGGTGTATTTTGTGAATATGTGTTGCATGCAATAGCGGTATCAACAAATCGTTCCACATCCATTGTTTCAGTATGGGTACTCAATGTTAAAAATGTTACTTTTTCGAGTAGACCTAGATAGTAGTTTTTGCTAGAAGTTCCGTTGCTAGTTAGCCCGATAACTTGAATATTGTTGCTGTAGTTGTCAGTTAGCCAGTCAACAAACGGTCTGAAGTCCTTGTTGATTACTGCTTCGCCGCCTGTGATTGAGATCTTGTATTTGAGTCCAAGGTGCTTTGTTTTCTCAAATACCTGTAACCAATGTTCTTGCAACTCAGCAAGTGGTCTAACTGGAGAAGTGTTGTCGTGCAAGAAGTCACCACAGTACATGCAGTCGTTGTTGCATCTTTTGTGCATGCTCCAAGTAATAGAGAACAAGTCCTCTGTAGGAGTAATCTTAACAATCTTCGCAGTCATAGTTCTATTTCGTATTTCCATTGGTTGGTAAAGTTTGTACCAGATGACTGCATTGAACACATTCTTAAACAAATAGGATGAGGCTTACTCGATGTCCAGGTAGCCCTAACTTGTTCAACATCACTTATGGTATCTCCTTGCGTTGCCCCTAACCAGGCGCAAACACTTACCCGACCTTGTGCATCAATAAAAAGACTTTGCTCTTCTAATGCATGACAATGTATTGTACTACTGTTTTGTTTAGATTGCAACCAACCTGTTGGCCAACTTAAATTATCTGTCAGCTTACGCAACGAAACCTTGGATCTAAACCATTTGAACCCTAAGTCACGTGCAAGTTGCAGGCATTGGTCAACTTGATGTTCATTGTGCTGGTACACCAACATATCCCAGTGTGCTGATCCTCCTGCGGCAACAAATGCTTTGATATTTGTTATCAAGTGGCTCCAGCTTACATTTTTGCGATAGATGTGATTGGTATCTTCAAGCCCGTCAATGCTAAACACAACATAGTCTTGTGTTTGATTTAATATACTTCCTAGCTCGTGCCACCACTCTGGGGTTCGTAATGCACCATTTGTATTCATCCCTAATACAATGTCGGGATTAAGTTTGCGAAACTCTCGGTATATGTCTAGGGTGTGTTTGCCAGCAGCCGGATCACCGTAGTTGCCACACATAAACATTTTATCTAACTTAGAAATTTGAGTAGTATCAAACACCTGTACGATTTTATTCATGTCGAGGTGATGCTTTGTACTCTTGTTGAACTCTGGATCAGTTTCGCGAGCACACAACGGGCATGCCGCCTGGCACACATCCGTTGTTTCCAAGTGTAAGATCTTTATATCACGCAACATCTATATCAGTATTGTATGATGTGAACCCATTCTCTTTAATTACTTTGAGAATGTTCTCTACTCGGCCTGCCAGCTCGTCCCTGTGCGATACTAACCAAATCGACTTGTGACGCTCTCTGCTTATTTTCTTTAGCAGGCCAAGTGCGTTTTCGACACCTGCTGTGTCTAATCCGTTGTCAATAAGTTCGTCGATGAATAGCAAGTTGATAGGGTGGTATAGTGATTCCCAAACATCGCGGAATGCCCAGCTCATACTCAAAATTAATCGTGTGCGCTCACCACGTGATAAGTTGTCAAAGTCGAGTTCACGTCCAAGCTCTTCGATACTAACAGATAAGTCATTGTTAAATTTAACAGTGTGCGGCAATCCAATACGATCTAAGTAATGAGTTAACCGTTGGTTTAGATAAGCCAAATTCTGATCAATAATCTTCTTGCGAACAAACGAGTCTTTGCTAGTTAACAATTTAAGCAAGAAGTCTTGATGCTCTTGTAAACGTGTAAGCTCGTTGATTTTTTCGTAGTCTACTGTTTGAAGAGCTTGCTTTTGCATCTCTTCAATTTGTTCAGTGTACGGATCTTTCTCATCGCCCTTTTTGGCAATCTGATCTAGCAAGTTGTTTACTCTGCTGCGATGTTCGATTGCTTCGGACTCTTTGTCGTAATGTGTTGTAGGTTGCGGCGGGACAACAACTTCTTCCAACTCATCTAATTGTTCAGTAAAAGGATTGGCTTCTGCTTCCTTGGCATCCAGTGCTGCTTTCAAACTGTTGAGTTCACTAGAATGACGAATGGCTTCTGCTTCTGTTGCATAATGTGTTGAGGGTTTTACACCCAACACACCTAGTGCTTTGAGTGCATCGGTATTTTCTATCCATTGTGTGTTTGTTGCTAGTGCTTGTAGGGCTGCGTCTTGTAGAGCTTTTTGTTTTGCTTCTAAAACAGATTCGTGATTGGCATCATGGAAGTCTTGTCCGCAAGCATAACACTTGTGGTTCTTTAGTTCTTCGACATCGGCCTTTAACTTTTCAACAAGTTTGTTTTCTTTCTTCTCGTCAGCCTCACATCTAGCAATATACTTTTCTAGTTCAGCAATGTCTTTGGCTTTTTGATTGTATGCCGTTAACGCAGTCCATGCAGCTAACTCTGTTTCGATGTTGATACGATTCTTGTCTAAGTAAGCACGACCAGCGGCCTGCACCTCGGCATTGTGTTTTTGTCGCCACGCAGTTTCTCTAGCAATTAGAGCATTGTAGGTGTCAGCTTGTGACTTCTTTGCAGACCAAACTGCTAAGTCTTTATGTGCTTGCAATTCGACTTCGATGTCAATCTTAGCAAGTTCATCGTATTGGGCAGCAAGGTATGCTAGATCAGAGTCGACTTTCTTTTGCCACAATCCACTGCGGCGTTTTAAACTTTCGATTTGTTCTTCGATTCTAGTGTTAGCTTCTTGAACTGCACGTACTCTAAACTCTTCTTGTGCAATACCATCCTTGGTTGCTTTATTAAGTTCTTTGATCTTGTCGGCACGTTCAGACAGCAAAGTAATACCCAGCAACTGCTCAATGATAGTGCGTTGTTCATTTGCTTTTAAACTAAGAAACGGTTCGGTGTATGTGTTAAGTGCAAGAACGTGCTTGAACATATCGTGGCTCATTCCCAGGATTCGTTCAATTGCTTCTTGAGTTTCTTTGTTCTCACCTTGCGCTTCGTCTGTTGCTGCTTGCGCTTCGTTGTTTACATAGAACTTTAGAACGTTGGGCTTGCGACCTCGCTCGATTCTATACTCAGTATTGTTTACAAAAAAGTCTAAACTAACAAGCATGTTCTTGCCGTTGGTTTTGTTTACCAAGTTATCCTTGCGGATGTTGCTGAGTGCATTGCCATATAGTGCATAACTTAGAGCATTAATGATTGTGGTCTTGCCAGTGCCATTACGGCTACCGTCGCCACCTAGGTCTAGGTTTTCGCCTAGCACAAGGGTAAGATCCTTGCGATCAAAGTCGATGCCTTGTGTGGCGTTGCCCACACTCATAAAGTTTTTAACAGTTAAATTTTTAAATTTGATCATGATTGCTTATATTTTAACACATGTAGTATGAAAGACACTCTACATTTGGACGGTTCGGTGATTAATTCGACAGAATGATAACAGTTATTAACAATCAACAATTGCCCGGGAACAATCGGTATTGTTTCGCCCACTTGATGCGTTAGACGATTATCAGAATCAACTGACGTTTGATAAACTACTAACCCTCCTCCCCACAAAGGATCCCAGTTAGTGTTTAGGTTACACAATACAGTTAATGACTCACTAAATTTTGTTGTGTCTCCGCCAGATTTATCAGGGCCTGCATCTTTGTGAATAGGAGTTCCGCCTTGAAGAGATCCGGTCAGTTTAGCGTCGACCCAGTGTACATAATGCGGTGGCAAATGGGTAGCAATTTTATTGTATAAATGCTCCCAATCCACTGGCGTTGAATCTAACCATCCAACATCGTCCCAATTTCCGTCCCACTTGTAATGGTTGTACAAGTCTTGGCTAACATATTGCAGTGTATCCAATGTTGGCGTATTAGAGAGACCCCAATTTTTGTTTTTCAATAAATTTTGATAGTGAGTAATTTCACTCAACGATAAAAATTTATCATCGCGATACAGTATATTCGGTGTTATAGTATTCATTGACATAAAAATTGTTAAAGTATTTTACTAATTTCTGAAGTGTTAGTAAACCAGTTGGCATAAGTGTTTGCTGGTACTTCGACACCGAACTCAAGATATAACAAATAATTTACAACTGCTTGATCCCACAGATCAGTAACATCAGTGATGTCTATATGATCATTGGTTTTAATTGCATTTATAATTTTAACTGAAGAATGGAATCCAGAAAAATGTTGGTAGTTGTTCTTCGACATTTCACTGTGTAAACTTTTAAAATCAGTGCAGTTGATACCAAATGACAGCAGTGATTCTACAAACAACTTGTAGTCGAGCAACGATTCAACTGATAACGTGTGGCTAGCAGGACTCGGTCTCCACGCATGTCGGTTTGGATGATCTTTGAGATAGAGAAAATACTTTTCTCTTACTGCCCAGTTGTTGCTCGACTCCCAGTTATCCTCTAGTAGCAACTCGCTATCTAGCTGAGTTTTCAATGCTTTGATGATTGATGTTTTTGCAACTATTGGCCAACTGCGATCAGTATAACATATTTTGATAACTTCTGAGTTTTTAAATTTTTCACGGAACAGCGTTGATTCGTCATTGATACCGTTGTCAATTAGTACAGAATAATTTTTGTTTGGGTCAACGGTTTCTAAATTATAATTGTAATTATGATTGTGAAGATATTTTGGTAACACTAAATCAAGATAATGCAAATCCCCAACTGCACTAAATTTAACGTCGTTTTTTGGTCTTGCAAACCCATCGCCATGCAACGTCAGCACTGCATTAACAAAGTGCCCGAACCCTCCGCTGGGATACCAAACACAGTAGATCATAGATTTTGATAAATCTTTAGTAGAAGTTTGTTATCGTAGAATTCTGATTCAATATTAGTAATCTGATCAGTGACAATTTGATCCACTGATTCAAACTTGACATCTCCGGGTGCCATGTCCTCATCAACTCCAACCGCTTTGTTCGGAATCAACGACATTTCCCGCAAGTTGTAATTTGTGATGAAGTTGTCTTTGATAAAGCCTGCTTCTTCGTAACTGATCTCAATGTCTAGATTGACACGAACGTGCATTTTGGCTTTAAGAAGTGTTTCAGCGTTGTCGATAAGGTTCGCAAGGCCATATACCCTATAGGTCGGTTGATCAGGCCAAGCATGAAACTCAGGCGCTGATCCCCACTCCAGTACAGTGAGACCTCGGTCGTCGTCGCCAGCGTCTGCATAATTGTGAGGGAACGCATTACCGATATAGGTAATGTTCTTTTTAGTCTGTCGCTTGTGGAAGTGCCCAGTGAACACATGACCGAAGCCCCCAAGCTGATCTCGTTGCAATTCCCCATGATCTGGCATCTCCACCATTGCGTTCATCAAATAACCGGGCAGCTCAAAGTGCCCAAACAAGTACTCGCCTTTTAGTTTGGCCAGTTTCTTATGATCGTCTCCACATAGCCAAGGGGCAATAGTGACATTACCGTCGCTAAACCAATCATTGCAAATTTGAACACGAGGGAGGTGCTTTGCAAACTCCACGCTTTGAATGTCACGTTTATCGCGATAATATAAATCGTGGTTACCAGGAATAAAATACACACGTTCAAAATTGTCATTAAGGTGTTCCAGCGCTTGTAAGCTGTAGTTGAGGGTAACAATGTTAATAGTCGATCGGTTGTTGTGCCAATCACCAAGGAACAAACAAGTTTCGCACCCTTCCTCTTTTGCTTTAGCAGTTGCCCACTTGACAAAAGACAAACAGTCCTCGTTGTGGAGAATACTGTTTGACTTTAAGCCAAAGTGGATGTCGGTAAAGATTGCAGCTTTTTTAAATAGATTACTCATCTATTGATTATACTACTCGCTGTAGGTAGAAACAACCGGTCCGGACGCATAGTTGCCCGTTCCTGAGTTTTGTCTTGTCCAACTTGGGTTCAACCCGTTTATTTCTAAAATGTCATCTCTGATATTTTGCATCTTCTTTTCGATGTTAAGAATTCTTGTAAAGCTGTTAGTAATGGCGGCAGTGTAATATGCAAAGGGATTCTGACTTTTGGATTCGTCAAACTGTAAACCAATTTGAGATAGTTGTAGTAGAGCCTGTCCACGCATTTCCTCATTGTAAGTGTAGCCACGCCAGTTTGAACGAGTAGCATAGCGTTCGCATAGTTTTATAAACATCAAGGCGAGCTTTTTGGTCATGTTGCCGTGGTCCTTGGAGAACTCGCCTGTTTTTAAATCGCCCTTCCAGTGCGACCTACCTACTAACGCAGGATTCTTTTCTTCATCTAACCGATAATGCTCAAACGGCGGGAAGTTTAATCGCATTTTTGCAGTGTCTTGCACTGGTGTTTCTAGTGTTTCATCTAACCCATCATCATTTTCGATTAGTTCTTCAAACTCTAGAATGTCTTCGATCTTTTTCTTTTTAGCCGCTGTTTTTGGAATTTTCTTGGGAGCCAACGGCACGTGGTCCCAACAGGTAATACGAAACACTAAATCAGTGTGTGGAATTTTCTTTTCGTTTAACACTTCGCCAGTTTCACGTTTGATACGATCAACTCTGTTTCGGCGTGCTTCTGCAATTGTACGTTGATTGATCTTGCTCAAGCTAGGCAAAATAATGTCGTATTGATGGTCGTTTACACGATCTTGGTACCAGCAATATGTGTTCTTGCTTAAATGAATTTCTTTTAAAATGTCGCGATTGTTGAGGTAATTTACCTTGGCAGGCGTTCTTGTTAATGGTGTTGACACAGGGAAAAATCTCCTAATAGATTACTTATTATAACACAAAAGCACTAGTTGTCAACAGTTAGATAAACTGGGCAGATATTGATCTGGGTAAATAAAGCTATGCATAACCAAACCTATAACCCTACTGATACTTTCAATGACGACCCTGCACTGTTAGAGTCTGAACATGTTGACATTGCATTAGTTGCAGATAACACCGCAACATCCGATGAGCTGCCTACTGAGCAACGAGTATTAAAAACACTAACCGAAGGGCACGATATGGATGTGCATGCGTTGAATATTCCAAAAGGTAAAAAATTGCAACTAAAGTCCGCAACAAGAGAACGAGTAGTTGTTGTAAGTCAAGGAACAGTTGCAGTATTAATAGACGGCGATGCAAGCAAAGGATTCAAGGCTGTGGCCCCAGCGCATTTTATCCTCCCTAAAGGAGTGCCCATTGATATGATCACTCTAGATGACGTTATTTGCTACGGCATTGGACAACACTATCAAAAGATAGTGCCCTTGGACGAAGAAGCTTCGGAAATAGAACATTTTTTTACTGACGGTGTGTATGCCAGAAAAATGGTCATACCAAAAGGAACAACAGTACCGACCCATGAGCATGTATATAATCATCTTAGCATACTGGCGCAAGGGCGTGTGAGAGTTGCAGTCGGAGCAATCGTTCAAGAGTATATTGCTCCTGCAATGATAGAAGTTAGAAAAGATGTTGCTCATACTATTCTTGCACTAGAGGACAGCGTTTGGTTTTGCATCCATGCAACAGATGCTAAAGATATTGAGTCGCTGGAACAAACAGTGATTGTGAAGGATTGATAATTTATGCCTTTTGACTTTTTTAGTAGCTTTGACGCCGGATCGTTTACTGACTTTGGTAGTTTCGCAGACTTTAGTAGCGTAACTTCTGTTGTTGATACATCGGGTACAGAATTCTTATCTAGTATCGGAGCGGTTGGTGATTTTGGCACAACGTTTGACGTTCCTATTAGTGATCTTGCAAGTATTGATGCCTGGTCTGCAACCGGTAGCTTTGCAGGTAGCACTGATTGGTTTGACACATTTAATTCTGGATCTATTTTAAGTTCAATTCCTAGCGTTGGGGATTTTAGTTTTAGTTCCATTACTGATTCCTTTCCGTCATTTAGTTCATTCACTGATGTCGCCAAGTCAGTGGGAGACTCTATATCAACAGGTTATACCGCAGTTAAAGATGCACTGCCGTCTCTAGACAAAATCAAATCAGTTGCTGACACAGTATCCAAGGAAGTAGGAACAATTGCCAAAAGCGCACAGAAGGTATTAGCATCATATCAAAAAGTAGCTCCAGCTGTTAATGCTGCTTCGAACGCATTGGGAATTCAAAACCCAATCAATCAGATTATACAACCGTTAACAGCCGCAGTTTCTGTTGTTGGCGCAACGGCTGGTGTAGCTGGCGGAGTATCTAGTGGAATAACCAGTGCTCGTCAAACAGGATCCTCTATTTCTGATTTTTTTGGCCCTAGCCCAACAGAAAAAGCTGAAACATATAACCAAGCTGCAAAAACTGTTGAATCTACTGACACTGCACTCAAACAATATGACTCTGAGAAAGCAACGTATACAGCTGATATTGTACGCACCTCGGACAACATTTATGCTATTCAAAACAAACTTGAAGATCCTAATATCTCTGAAGAAGAAAGAGCAGTTGCCCAGGAACAGTTAAAAGGTGAATACGATAAGTTAGCAGTTTCGTCAAAGTCTTTGGAACAAACCAATGCTGCTGCCGAGGCAGTAACTGCCGCACGAGATTCAGCAGCAAAGATAGTTGCAACCACTGATACCAGCACAATTAAACTTGCTAGCGCAGTTCAAACAAAACAAACAATAACTGATTACAACCAGGCTGTATCAACTGTTGATTCTACTACCAAAGCATTGAAACAATACGATGCCGACAAAGCCACAGCAACACAAGATATTATAAGAACGTCTGACAACATCAGCACGATTCAGTCAAAACTCGATGATCCAGAGACCACCAATGAAGAACGAGCGATTGCTGAAAAACAATTAAAGGCGCAATACGATCAATTAGCTACAGCTCAAAAATCTCTTGAACAAACTAATACAGCAGAACAAGCGGTCATTGCTGCACGTGATCAAGCGGCACAAGTTGTTGCCGGTACAAATTTAAATACAATCAAGTCACCGTATCAAGTTGATCAATATGGTCTTGTTATATTAGATGCTAAAGCTACTGCTGAACTTGAAAAGAATATCAACCCAAAATTTGTGAGTTCTTTAGTTGATCCAGCTACTGCTAAAAATAATGAAAATTATAATCAGGCCAAGGCAACCGTTGATTCAACAAATGCTGCATTAAAACAGTATGACAATGATAGAAAAGTAGCAACAGCAGATATTGTCAAAACTTCGGACAATATCTACAATATCAATCAACGACTTGAAAATCCAAATACCAGTGCAGAAGAACGTGCAATACTCGAAGAACAATTAAAAGGTGAGTATGTTAAATTGTCTGAAACACAAAGGGCATTGGAACAGACTAATGCTGCCGCCGAGGCCGTAACTGCCGCACGAGACTCAGCAGCAAAGGTAGTTGCATCTACTGATACTAGTGTATTAGGACAAGCCGCCGCGGTATTTGACACTGGTGCTAGCAAATTTAAAACAGCATACGATTCTGCAACTAATACCTTTTCTATTTTTGATAGCACAACCGGGCAAACAGTACAAACAGGATTAACACAGCAACAGGCTACCGCAGCCGAAAATAATTTAAATATTTCTAGCGGCATTACATTAACTAGTGTAGCGGCATCAGTGTCTGCTATTGCATCTGGAATCGTGGGTGCCGGTGCAAATGCAATATCAAGTATAACTAATTTGTTTACTGGACCCGATGGCGCTAATGCGACATCTACAACCAATACGATTACAGTTGCGCAGACCAATCAGGCAAGAGCTCAACAAACAATTAGAGAATTAAGAAATACCAAAGCACAATCAACAGATTGGCGTGTACGATTGAAACTTGCACCGAACAGTAATTATTTGTATAACTCTCCGCAGCCGGGAATTTTGTCGGCGTTGAAACTCACTGACGGTGTGATATTTCCTTATACACCATCTATTGAAACAGCGTACAAAGCAAACTATGACGCATACGATTTAACACACTCAAACTATAGAGGTTACTTTTACAAAGGCAGTTATGTTGATGCAGTTAACATCCGCGGAACATTCACAGCCCAGGATACAAAAGAAGGCGATTACTTGTTGGCAGTAATACACTTCTTCCGTAGCTGCACTAAAATGTTTTATGGTAATGACACTCAACGAGGAGCTCCGCCACCTTTGGTTTACTTAAATGGGTATGGCGATTATCAATTTGCCGAGCACCCTTGCGTTGTAAGTCAATTTAACTATACATTGCCGCCTGATGTTGACTACATCCGATGCCAAAGTACACTTCAGAATAATACTAACAGACTTAACAGTCGTTTGAGAAATCCTCTTGCAAATAACCCGCTGTCGTACAGTGTGAATCGTTTATTAAACAGCAACTTAGTGGCAGGTGCATTATCAAATTCGCCGTTATCACTGGCAAATAATTTAGCATCTTCGAGCCCGACCTACGTGCCGACCAAGATGGAAATATCAATTACATTATTACCAATACAAAGCCGTTCACAAATAAGTAATAACTTCAGTGTCAAGGAATTTGCAAACGGTAATTTACTAAAAGGTGGATACTGGTAATGGCAACAAGTTACGAATCAACAAGTCCGTATTTTAATACAGGATACACACAATTTTACCTTGACGTCATGGTAAACAGACCTATTCCTAAATTCCAGGATGACCAGGAATGGGTTATTACAGAAACATATCAGTACAGACCCGATTTGTTAGCTTACGACTTGTATCAAACGTCGACATTATGGTGGGTGTTCTATCAACGAAATCCCAACACATTACAAGCACCTCCGCTGGATTTTAAAACAGGAACATTGATATACTTGCCAAAGATCACAACGCTTCAAGAAACATTAGGATTCTAATATGTCAGGCTTAGTCGAATTAGAAATTAAGTATCAACGACTCGTTGCACAACGAGATGCATTAGGTGCTAGGTACGAAGCTGGTGAAAACAATCTGCTGCCTCAGATACAGGATTTAAATTCTCAAATACGAACAACACTTTTGCAAATTGATAATTTGCAAGCCACTGCAAGTTCAGGGCAAGTTGTCCGAGATGACCAAGCAGCACAAGTTGATCGAGCCAATGAGATTAACCCCGGTAGTGGATTATTAACAGCCGACAATGGTAGAATAAAGCCAGCACCAGACACTACTTCTGGCTCAAATGCAAACAAATTCGATCCAACAAAAATCAATGATTTTGGGACAGATGCAGAGTTAAGACCCTACTTACAAACACAAAGCCCGTCGGTGGGAGGGTCTATTGCGACCACGGGTCCAAGAATTGCTAATTCAACAACTCCTCAGCCAGGTGGCTTGCCAGGTGTTGGTGCAAGAAACGACGACGGCGGCGGTAGCAGCAGCCCGATTGTTTCATCTTTAAACGCAATTGACTGGGAATCAGAAATAAAACCCCAGCCTAACGTGCTTGACCAATACTCAAGTTATACATACCAGGCTAGTTTGTACTTGATGGACAAAAACTCTTACCAGCAATCTATCAATACAGGCAATAAAAGTTTAGCCAATGCAAAACTATTGGTGCAAACTGGCGGCGCACCACAAGGTGCTGGAAGAAACGATTTCTTTAATTTAGATTACTATATTGACAGATTTGATATCAAAAGTTTTATTGCTGGCAAGTCTGTTCGCTTGTCTCATAATGTCAAAGAAATTTCAATGACTATCGTTGAACCAAATGGCATAAGCTTCGTGCAAAATCTTGACGCGGCAGTACAACAATTTTTAGGTAGTGCAGAAAACAAAAAACGAAACTTTACCAGCCAAATTTATTTGTTTGTTGTGAGATTCTATGGATACGACGACCGAGGTAATTTAGTGCGTGGTGGCACAGCCAAAAATGGCACTAGCGATCCTAACGCATTTGTTGAAAAATGGTATCCGTTGATTATTTCCAAGGTAGGATTTAGAATTGCAAACAAAGCAGTTGAATATGAGATTGTTGCTAAAGCACCGCCATATCAAATTAATGCAAGTTCTCAACGAGGCACTATCCCTTACAACGTAGAATTTAGTGGCAAGACTCTCAAGGATGTACTTGGTGGATCTGGGTTACCTGCCGCTGGCACTGCACCTGCCAACGCACCGGCAGCTACTACTAACAAGAAAACAGTCAGACAAAGTTTAGTCACGGCACTAAATGAGTATCAACAAAAATTAAAAAATGACGGAGTTATACAATACGCCGACGAATACAATATTGAGTTTATATTAGATAGCATGGCATCTGCTACTATTATAAATCCAGGCCTGAACAAAAGTGCAACATCGATGTCAACTCCGGGTACTGCCGCGGACCAAAAATTAGGATCAAAACAAAGCATGGATCCTAATTCGCAAACAATCGCTGCTACTGCCGGTATGCAAATTGTTCAGTTCATTGATAACCAGATTAAAAACAGTAGTTACATTAGAGACCAACAAACTCTTATTATTAATGCCAACAACGGCAAGGAAACTGCCGGGCCAGGTGTGAATTTAAAAAACACCGCTTGGTATAAGATTGGATTCAAAGCAGAGCCAAAGTATGATCAGTATGACGAAAAACGAAATGATTACGCCTACAAGATAACCTATACTATTGCCCCATACAAAGTATCTCAATTGAATAGCACATACTTTAAACCGCCGGTCTACAATGGTGTGCATAAAAGTTACAAATATTGGTTTACTGGGCAAAATAATTCTGTTTTAAGCTATGAAGAAAATTTAAATGGCTTGTACTATCTTGTTCTAACTAATACAAACTTAGGAGGCATGACTAGTTCAGTTAGCGGCGCAGAGAATATCAATGAACTATTAAAATACGCACCTAGTACCACTAGTGGACAATCAACGACCGGCGCCGAGGGTCGTGCAAACGAACCAGCAGCTAATGCATCAGATCAACTATACAATCCTGGCGATTTAAAAGAATGTAATATGTCTATTGTGGGAGATCCTGCTTGGCTACAACAAGGGGAAGCGTTTGTATCTTTGCCCAAGGGCGATCCTTATTATTTTAGAGCATTCTTGTCTGACGGCACAATCAATTTTGACAGTCAACAAATCTTGTTTGAGGTTGCATTCAACACACCTAGAGACTATAACTTAGCAACAGGCTTGATTCAGCCCAGCGCCGATAAGTTAAACTCTACAGCACAATCTGATCAATACACACAAACACCAGAAAACGCACAAGTTAGTCGCATTTACATTGCCAAGGAACTTACAAGTAGTTTTAACAAAGGTAAGTTTACCCAGGAGATCAAAGGGTCGTTAATGGTATTTTACCCACCGGGCAAGGGCGAAGGTCGCCCAGCGCCTCAGGACATTAGAACATCTTCTAATAGAGCTGCACCAACAATTACTAAGGCTATACCTTGGCAGTACACAAGGTCAACTGTTACAGATCCAACACCATCGTCCTCGTTGGCCAAAGGAACTCAACAACTGTTGACACCAGCAGTGCAAGCAGACAATCCTAGTTTAAGTCAGCTCCAGGCAAGTCCGGTGTATATACAAGCACGACGTGGCGGCGCAACCCCGGCAGCAGCATTAGAAGCAGCTAAAGCATCATTTGCTGCTGGAACTAACAATGCAGCCAATTTTGCACTACCGGGAATACGCACCGGACCGCAAAACATAGTCAAAGATCAATAATAGGTAGTATAGAATGGCAGATAATTTACAGAGAAGTTTAGGTCGTCCCGAGGAATACAAATTTGACCGTGGCGGCAACCCTGTTGAGATGGGACCGTTTGTGGGTATTGTAGTTAACAATATCGACAATACTAGGTCAGGAAGACTTCAAGTATGGATTCAGCAATTTGGTGCAACTGATACTGATGGAAGCCCAAATCTAGACGATCCAACAACCTGGAGAACTGTTAGATATATCTCTCCATTTTACGGAGCGACAAAGCAGTCTGGCTCAGCTGGTGTGGGATCATATCCAGGAAACAGAAACAGTTATGGTATGTGGTTTACTCCGCCGGAGCTTGGCACAAAAGTTTTGTGTTTCTTTGTAGGGGGAGACCCAACCATTGGTGGATATTATCTTGGATGTATACCAGAGGATGGTATCAACAGAATGATTCCTGCTATCGGTGCTGTATCTAACTACAGCGCAAACAGTACATCACAACAACAACTTCTTGCTGGAACTACCGCTGCACCAGTTGCAGAAGTCAATGACATTGATCCAAAATTTACAGACGATCCAAGATTCTTTGACAAAGAAAAGCCGGTGCAAAGCACAGTGGAAGCAATTTTATATCAACAGGGTCTGAATAAAGACCCTGTCCGTGGGCCAATTAAAAGTAGTGCCCAACGAGAAAGCCCATCTAATTGTTACGGTATTTCAACTCCTGGTAAGCCAATCTATCAAGGTGGTGGTAGCGACAAGGCCTTAAAGGCAGCGTTTGAAAAAGGCCAAGTTAAACTTCAAGACATTGCTGTAGTTGGACGCCAAGGCGGACATACATTTGTTATGGACGACGGAGATATTGACGGCAATGATACGCTAGTTCGTATTCGCACTGCTAAAGGCCATCAGATTACAATGAGCGACGATGGTGACGCTTTCTTCATTACCCATGCCAACGGACAGACCTGGATTGAGCTTGGCAAACAAGGAACAGTTGATGTTTATTCTACAAATTCTATTAATCTTAGATCCGAAGGTGTGCTTAACTTCCATGGTGATAAAGGCATAAACATGTTTTCCGGCGGAAACTTTAGAATCAAAAGTAAAAAAACTATGATTGTTGAAAGCGATGACAAACTACTCATGAAAGGTGAAAACTTCGCACTATTGTCATCGTCACAAACGTTGGGACTAAGAAGTGACGGAACTCTTGCTCTGCAAGGAAAAATGGTAAGTGCAAGAAGCGACTCTCAACTCAACTTGACCGGCAAAATGATAAATCTCAACGGTGGCCAAAGTATCCCAGTTCCGGCGTTTCCTGGATTACCAGAATATAATTTGCCCGACACTGAATATATAACAGGCAAAGGGTGGACAATTAAAGATGCATCTCTAACAACAGTTTGCAATAGAGCTCCAACGCACGAACCTTATTTTGGTCATAATCGAGGCGCAGATGTTACCACTAACATGAATCCAGTTAAAATTGATGTTCCGGATTCGAATAGTATTATTAGAAAAGCCTACGAAGAAATTAATGCACAGCCAGTTCAAAACGGTGTAACATTAGAAAGATTAGTAGCTGAACCAGTTGCAGTATCAACTGTTGGCCCACTGTCAGTTTCACAAGTAACTGCGTTAACAGCTCAAACAGCACAAGCAAAGGCCGCGCAATTTCCTGCATACGACGACGACGGCAATCTAATGCCAGGGTGGCAACTAACTGAGGACAACAATCCTGTGTATGTTGGCCCTGACTTGGGCAAGCCCGGCAGAGGAGTTGGCGAATATGGACAAAGCGTCGAAGGCTTGGTATCTGCTGGATTTGTTAAATCGTCAGCTCTTAAATTAATCAGTGGCGGCGCTGCGCCTTCAACAGTGCTAAGTTCTGATTCTGTTTGGTCTGGACAATATGGCATTAGTGGTATATTAGACTATCTGAGCAGCAAGCCTATACAAAATATTGTGCAAGTTGGACTTATGGCCGCGGCATTTGTTGGATTAGTCGATTCTGGTGCAGTAAGTGAAAACGAGGATCCTAGACTAGTTGCTACATTGTTGCAACCAGCTACAGAATATGGTGTTACTGATGTTGTAAAATGGGTCGACGGATTTGCAACAACAGAAGAAACAACAGAAATAAAAATTGCAGCACGCCAAGGGCAGTTTGCAATAGATTTTGTTGAATATTACGGCGAAGAGATTGACCTAGTAAACGTACCTGCTGAAGGAATAACTCAACGAGAAGTTGTTGATCAGGACATGGCTGAGATTATTGACAATCCCAAAGTGCCAGTGCCTCAATATACCGAGACACCTACAGAATTTACTAATACTACAGAAACGGTTATACAAGCCGACGGGGCATTAATTAAAGTTAATAAACCACCTACAACCGAAGAAGATGGATTATTCCGTTTTGCTCCGGGTAACAATCAAGGGTAAATATACACATGCCTGCATTTATTGGTTTTAATACACAAGGACAGTTCAAGAAGTTTACGTTGACAGATTCAGCGTTGATTAAACGCGACTTGCTGAACGCTCTTAATATCCGTCAAGGTCAAGTTCCTGGAAGACCGCAAGTTGGTACAATATTGTGGGATAGTTTGTTTGACAATCAGTCAAGTGAAACAGAACAATCTATTATTAACGAAGTACAACGAGTAGCCGGTGGCGACCCAAGATTACAAATATCGCAAGTCGAAGTGTTCCCTCAGGAAAATGGAATACTCATACAAATTGAAATACTGTTAGTCCCTAGTACAGAGCCGGAGCGACTGGCAATCTTTTTTGATCAAAATTCACGAAGCGCAAGTTATGTTTAACTGAGCCGTTTTTAGTAGCCATAAATAAAGGAATAATGGACTACTATGGCTAAGACTACTAGACAAACTGCTATTTTCGGTGTAGAGGATTGGAAAAGAATCTACCAAACTTACCGCGAAGCGGACTTTCAAAGCTACGACTTTGAAACATTACGTAAAAGTTTTGTAGACTATCTACGTTTATACTACCCTGAAACTTTCAACGATTACATTGAAAGTTCGGAATTTATCGCATTGCTCGACGTTATTGCGTTTATGGGCCAGTCGTTGGCTTTCCGCAACGACTTAAACACTAGAGAGAGCTATATTGACACAGCAGAGCGTCGCGACAGTGTTGTAAAATTAGCAAACTTAGTAAGCTATACACCCAAGCGTAACACATCTGCTTCTGGCTACCTTAAAGTTTTTTCTGTAACTACAACAGAAAATGTCACAGACGTAAACGGTATCAACTTAGCTAACGTTACAGTTAATTGGGCCGATCCAACTAACTTTAACTGGCAAGAGCAATTCTCTGCTATCGTTAATGCCAGTCTAGTGAGCAGCCAGCGTATTGGACGTCCAGGTAACAGAACTGAAATTTTGGGCGTTGACACATCGGAATATACTGTTAACTTAGTTACAGGTTATCTGCCAGTTATTCCTTATACCGCAGTTGTTGATGGAGTAAGCATGCCGTTTGAAGCAGTGAATGCTACTTCAGTAAACAAGGAATATATCTACGAACCAAGCCCACAGCCCAACGGTGAATTCAACATTTTATTCCGTAACGACTCTTTGGGATTCAACTCGGCAAACACAGGTTATTTCTTCTTGTTTAAACAAGGGGTCTTGCAAAGCCAAGACTTTAACTTAGCTGACCGTGTTAGCAACAGAGCTGTTCCTATCAACATCGAAGGATGCAACAACGACGACCATTGGTTGTATCAGCTGGATGATGTTGGATCAGTAGCGTCAGAGTGGAAATATGTTGAAAGCGTTTATGCCGCTGCTGCTGAACAAACTGAACCTGGTGTTAGAAAACTATTCTCAATCACAAGCAGAACCAATGATCAAGTCACATTAAACTTTGGCGATGGCGTATTCTCTGCCATCCCAGTTGGAACTTTCAGAGCTTATGTTCGTGCTTCCAATGGATTACAGTATATCATCAATCCTGAAGAAATGCAAAGTGTAGTGATTCCAATCAGCTACATCAGTCGCACAGGACAATTAGAGACAATAACATTTACTTGTGGTATCACAAATCCAGTATCTAATGCTCAACCACGTGAAACAATTGACGAGATTAAGCAACGTGCCCCTGCTCGTTATTATACACAAAACCGTATGGTTAACGGCGAAGACTACAACAACTTTCCGTTTACTGCTTATAACTCAATCATAAAATCTAAAGCATTAAACCGTGCAAGCATTGGTACAAGTAGATATTTAGAGTTAGTGGATGGCACTGGAAAATATGCATCTACTAACAATTTTTCTAGCGACGGTGCGCTATATGAGAACTATGCATTGCCAGCGTTCCAGTTCACTTACTCAACTAGCAACGAAGTTGCAAACGTTATCAGTAATAGAATTCAGCCTATTCTACGTGCAAGTTTAATGCAGCAATTTTACTATGCTGAATTCCCAAGACCTAGTTTAACTAGTTTAATAGTAAGCTGGAACCAAAGTACCACAATTTCCAATACAACAACTGGATATTTTAAAAACAATCTTGGCAACCCTGTGCCAGTTGGTCCGTATACCGCTGATAATAAAAAATATATTATAGTTGGCAGTTTGATTAAATTTGAGCCGCCGGCAGGATATTACTTTGACGCCAACAACAGACTCAAAGCTGGTGTCCCAACTCGTGCTGATGAAAAATTAGTAATATGGGCAAGCCCTACTAGTGTTTACTTAGATGGAACCAGCAACGGCGAAGGTAACTTGCCTAGCGGAATCGGACCTGTTGTATTAAACAACTTTGTGCCCACTGGCGCTATAGCCACCGAGGTCATTCCAATTTTTATTACTGACTTAACAGTTGAATTTGAAAAATTAATGTCTGAACAAATTTTATTAAACAGAAATTTTGGCATTGGGTATGACAGCCAAGGAGACATCACAGGCACAGCTGGCGCTTGGTATTTGATTACGTCAACTAACTTGGCCCAAGGCGCTGACTTTAGTTTATCAAATGCTGGAAGCACAGCAGGTACCGGAGTAGATGCAAGCTGGCTAGTTCAATTTGTTACAGACGGTAGCACATATACTGTAAGTTCACGAGCACTTGAATATTTCTTTGGTTCTGTCTTACAAAATCGTTTTTTCTTCTATGGTGCTGAACAAGTATATGATAGCAGAACTGGCACAGTGATCAAAGATTTTGTTAATGTGTTAAAAACAAATAGCAAACCTGATAGTGCTTTGCCATTAGCTGAAGACATTAAACTTGATATTGTTGACCAACCTGTTCTTAGCGATGGGTTTGTTGACGACTTCCAGGTGCTTGTAAGTTTTAAAGATAGTGACGCCGATGGCGTTCCTGATAATCCTGACTTCTTCAACGACATTGTTGCGCCGAGCGTAGACCCTACAACAAAATTAGTTTTCTTAGAAAAGACAGTTGATTTTGATAATCTAGAAAGATACCTATTGGTCGAAAGCGGCCGCGTGAATTCTGAATATGGTACACAAGATTCTATTGAACTGGTCAAAGAACAATATGCAAACGGCCAAGTGTTTTATGCCACTACCGAATCTGCATTTTATGAATTGGCAGTAAGTATTGTCACTGGGGTTAGAACATTGTTTAACGTTAGCACAAGTTGGATTGCTCGCACTGGTAGACAAAACTTATCGTTCCAGTACAGACACAACAGTCCATTGACGTCTAGAATTGACCCAGGTACAACCAACATTATTGACTTGTATGTTGTGACCTCTCAGTACTATACCGCTTACCAAAATTATATTCGTGACGTGACTGGCACAGTTCCTGAGCCAACCCCGCCAACGATCAATGAGCTGACAACAGCTTACCAAGGTCTGCAAGATTTCAAGATGATCTCCGATACTGTAATTTTAAATTCAGTTGAATTTAAACCATTGTTTGGCGAAAAAGCTGACGAGAGTTTAAGAGCAACTATTAAAGTTATCAAAGCAGCTAACACTACAGCAAGTATTAGCGAAATTAAAAATTTAGTTGTTACATACATGAATGAATACTTTAGCATTGACAAATGGGATTTTGGAAACACATTCTACTTCTCGGAACTGGCGGCATATCTACACGATAATTTAGCAGGTGTAGTTAGCTCAATAGTGTTAGTGCCATTAGACTCACAGAAGAGTTTTGGCGACTTGTACGAGATTAGATCAACCCCAAGTCAAATTTTCGTGAATGCAGCGACAGTAAATAACATTGATGTGATTGAAGCCCTCACAAGTACGAACCTTCGTACAGCACCGGGCAGTGGAGTAATATAAGATGGCACGAGTTAGAACAGTAGAATTTTTACCTGAGATTTTTCAAACTTCCACGAATCAACAATTTCTTGCAGCAACGTTAGATCAACTAGTACAAGAACCAGCATTTACTAAAGTGCAAGGATTTGTTGGTCGTCGGGTTGGTCCAGGTGTTAACCCCAACGATGAATACATTAAAGAAGAAACTGATGTAAGAACAAATTATCAACTTGAGCCAGGTGTTGTAATCAAGAAGTACGACACAAACGAAGTCAAGGATGTTATTACATACCCGGGTATCACTGACGCTATGGGATTAGCGGGTGGCCTCACAGACAACTCGGATAGATTATACACTAGCGACTATTATACTTGGGATCCGTTCATTGATCTTGACAAGTTTTCAAACTTTAGTCAATACTACTGGATTCCTGCAGGTCCTAACTCAGTGGATGTTTTTGCAGGACAGTTACCATTAACTGACACATTTGATGTTCTCAGAGAAAATGGCGTTTATACATTCAGCGGCCAAAGCGGTGACAATCCAGTTATTCGCTTGGTGCGCGGCGGAACCTACAATTTTAATGTAGCACAAAATGCCAAAGAAACAGTTAACTATCGCGTGACCAATGATGGTATATCTTCTTTTGTAATTGATTATCAAAATAACCCAACACTAACACTGGTTAGAGGAAATACCTACGTATTCAATCTAACAAGAAATGAATATGCGTTTTATATCAAAACAAATGATACGTTAGGCACAACAAATCAATATACCAATGGGGTAACAAACAACGGTTCTGTTAACGGACGAATTACATTCACAGTTCCGCAAGATGCACCGGATACATTGTATTACTGTAACGACATTCAGCGAAATCTCAAAGGCACATTAAACATCGTTGATGCTGTGCCTGGCACTGGACCTGGATTCTGGATTCAAGTTGATCCAGGTGTGGATGGCAAATTAATTGCTACTCCTAATATCAGCGGCCGCGATGTGTTTGGCGTTGTCAATAACGGAGAAGATCTAGGAACAGTAACTTTTAATGTTCCGTCTGCAACAGCACAAAGTTTTTACTATGGACTAACTGACATTAACAGCAGTTTACCAACCAACGGCGTTGACTTGGTTACCTCGCTAAAGTTTGATCAAATCAACAATGTGTTTGTTGATCAGTTCTTAATTCAAAACCCAACTGGGATTGATGGCATTACAAACTTGGATGGCAAAACAGTTGTATTCTTAGAACAACAATCTGATGCCGAAGCTGGTGGTTGGGAAATTACTACCCAATTTGATCCGTTGCTCGAATCATCGAGCAATAACGGCTTCCCCGGATCATATGACACTACATTGTTTGATCAGACTACCGTTGTTAATCCAACACAACGTTACGGTGTATGGCAAATAAATTATGTTACAACCCAAGGTGGCAACAAATACCTTAAATTGAATCTTGTAACAACAGTAAACAATCTTGAAAAGTTTACAATCTTGTCTGGGGCTGAATACTCGAGCACCGAGTGGTTTAAAAATTCAGTTGGCGTATTTGAGCAAGTGCCACTTCTAACCGCAGTCAAGTCAACTTTGTATTACCAAGATGGTACCGACCCAGAAATTTTTGGTAGAATTCAAATTGTTGATGAGCAAAATGCCGGGACACTAGACGTTAACGAAATCATTGGCAAGAAAAATTATACTAGCCCAAATGGTGTAGCGTTTACCAACGGATTAAAAATTACTTTCATTGGGAATGTCGAACCAGCAAGCTATCAAAACAACAGCTATTATGTTGAAGGTGTGGGCACAGCAATTAAATTGCTACCAGTTGCAAATTTTGTAACTCCTGAAACATACACTCAAAGTGCATCTATTCCGTATGATAGCCGTGGATACGATGTTGGTAACTTTGATGCAAGTTTAAACCAGCCGCTGGTGCCAGACTATCTTACTATTAATCGAGCAAGTCTTGACCTTAATCCGTGGACACGATCTAACCGTTGGTTCCACATTGATGTTATTAATGCATCTGCAGAATACAATAATATTGTCCCAGTGCTGGATAATAATTTTAGAGCCAAACGCCCTATCATTGAATTCCGTGCAGGCACTCGATTGTTTGATTTCGGCACAGAAGGTAAACAGCCAGTTGATATTATTGATTTTGCTGCCACAGATGCATTAAGCACAATTAACGGTAGTGTGGGTTATAGCATTGATGGATATTCGTTTATCAACGGTTCTAGAGTTATTTTTGCGGCCGATGCTGATCCAGCAGTCCGTAATAAAATTTATGTTGTTGAATTTATTACCCCGGACACAGTCGCACCACTGATTGCTGAACCAATTATCAATCTAGTACCAGCATCGGATGCAGATATCAAAGCTGAACAAACTGTAGTATGTTTGTCGGGAGTTATCCAACAAGGTAAGAGTTTTTACTTCGACGGAGTTGAGTGGTTAGCATCACAACAAAAGACTCAAACCAACCAGGCACCATTGTTTAATGTGTATGATGTTAACAATATTAGTCTCGGCGACCGTGTTACCTATCCATCGACTAACTTTGTTGGCAGTAAACTATTCTCTTATGCAGTAGGCACTGGTACAGATGACACTGTATTAGGTTTCCCACTAAAGTATTTGAGCTTGAGCAATGTTGGTGATATTGTATTTGCCAATAACTTATATGCTGACCAGTTCACTTACACCAAAGACAGTGTGTCAAACACTGAACTTATTAGCCAAGGTAATGTAAGAGAATACAGTACACGAACAGCTTACGTAAAAGAAATTGGCTGGCAACCTGCCGCAGCAAAGAGTATAGCTCGACAACAGTTTAGTTTTACATATACTGGTGCACCTTTAGTTCTTGACATTCCGGTTGATACAACTTCTGTGTTTCCTGCACTTCAAATTTATGTAAGTGGCATTTTTGTTGATCCAAGTGATTATACTTTTACTGTTTCCAACGATACCACAACTATTGTAATTAATTCAAATTTAATTGATGGTCTAGGTAGCAGCATTGAAGTTGATGCACTTAGTGATTTAACAAGCAAGTATGGGTTCTATCAAGTTCCTGTTAACTTGGAAAACAACCCACTGAACGGCAACAGCAAAACCTTTACCCTGGGTACAGTAAGATCTCACTATGAATCAATTGGCGAGAACCTCAAAGGACTAACAGGAAAGATCAACGGTGCTAACAATACACGAGACTTAGGTAATATTATTCCTTACGGCGAAAACATCTTGCAACAAAGTTCGCCAATGACCATGGCTGGCTACTTTATGCGCAGCCAAGAATATAATATTTTTGCAGCACTCGAATACAACAGCCGCGAATATGAAAAATTTAAAGCACAATTGTTGGATACTGTAACTCGTAATGATTATACGAACTACACCATTCCTAACATGCTTACGGCAGCAATCAACGATATCAACACTGGCAAGATTGAAACGTCACCATTCTACTGGTCAGACATGGTGCCAGCTAGTTCTATCTATAGCCAGACTGTTGTAAAAATTACTCCAATCAGCACAAATGTGTTTGATTTGTCTACAACCTACGATTTTACAAGTTCAAATTACAAAGGATTGTTAGTTTACTTGAACGATACTTTGTTAATGATCAACAAAGATTACACTGTATCTTCGGATAGTCCTCAGTTGACTATCACAACTACTTTATCAGTTGGTGATACTGTTACTATCAGAGAATATGCTAGTACCAATGGTAATTTTGTTCCAAATACCCCAACAAAAATGGGATTGTATCCTGCGTTTAGACCGCGCATTTATGTAGACACAAACTACATAACTCCTCAAACAATGATTCAAGGTCACGACGGTAGCTTAACCGCTGCGTTCGGCGATTTCCGCGATGATCTATTGTTAGAATTTGAAACTCGTATTTTTAATAACTTAAAAGTTCATAGTAAGATTCCGGTAACTGCGGTTGATGTTATCCCTGGACAATTTAGAACAACTGATTATACATTAAACGAAATTAATACAATCTTATCTACTGACTTCTTGAGTTGGATCGGTTGGAACAAACTTAACTATCAATCACAAGATTACATTTCAACAAATGAGTTTACTTGGAATTATAGTGCTTGTGGTAACAAATTAACTGGACCGAAAGAAGTTCCAGTGCCAGTTGGCGCATGGAGAGGGTTGTATCAATTCTTCTACGATACTACTAGTCCAAATACCACACCATGGGAAATGCTTGGATTTAGCATCGAGCCAACATGGTGGGAAGATGTGTACGGCGCTGCACCTTATACTAGCGACAACTTAGTTCTATGGGACGATCTTGCAGCTGGTAAAGTTGCAGACCCTGCTGGCGAATATTACTTGCCACAGTATTCTCGTCCACGGTTAACTGAAGTTATCCCAACTGGTACCGAAGGCGAATTGTTAAGCCCATTTGACAGTGTAATTGGTTCGTACGATTCGAGTCAATTCCAGAAATCATGGGCAGTTGGCGACGAAGGCCCAGTTGAATACTCATGGAGACGTAGTTCTAGTTACCCATTTGCATTAATGCGTTTGTTAGCACTAACTCGTCCTGCAGAATTCTTCGCATTGTTTGCAGACAGAGATCTTTATAAATTTGATACTGATTACAATCAGTATCTGTATAACGGACGTTATAGACTTGATGCCAATGGCGTTCAGGTATACGGATTGGGCACAAGCAAAGCCAGTTTTATTAACTGGATTGTTGACTATAACCAGCAAACAGGAGTACACACTTCTGAAAATTTAACAAAGGATCTTGCAAGCCTTGATGTTCGTTTGTGCTATCGCGTTGGTGCATTCACTGACAAACAGTACTTGAAGATTTACACAGAGAAGTCTAGCCCTAACAGCCTGAATTCTAGTTTGTTGTTGCCAGACGAAAGTTATAGCTTGATGCTATATAAAAATCAACCGTTTGAACGCATAGTATACAGTTCTGTTATTTTCCAAGTGGTAGAAAATGGTTATGCAGTTTACGGCTATAGCATTACTGCGCCATATTTTAATACATTGGTTAGCAAAACATACGGCACAAAAACTACAATCAGCGCAGGCGGTCAGAATATAACTGTTCCTACTCAATATACTGATGAAGTTGTGCAGGTGCCTTATGGATATGTGTTTACTAACAAAACTGTAGTAGTTGACTTCCTGTTAAGCTACGGTGCGTTACTTGAACAACAGGGCGTAGTATTCAGTGACAGAGAAAATGGATACTCTCTCAACTGGAATCAAATGGCTCAGGAATTTTTATATTGGGCTAATCAAGGATGGGAGCCAGGCGCAGTTGTTAACCTTAATCCAACTGCTTTCAGTCTAACTGCTACTCGCCCTCAAGCTATCATTGACAGCATTGTGGTTCAAACTCCTGAGAACAGCATACTTGATCAAAATAGAACTACTGTACCTGTGCGTAATTTAGTAGTAGATCGTAACGAAAATATCTTTAAGGTATCTACATTAAACGAACAAACTATTAGCTATCTAGATCTTAAATTTACAAACTACGAAAGTATTGTTGTACTAGATAACACTAGCGTCTTTAATGATTTGATTTACGAACCTGTGACAGGAGCACGCCAAAGCAGAGTGAACGTTACTGCTATCATTAACTCTGACTGGAACGGTCAATTAGATGCACAAGGATTTATCTTCAATAATAGTGCAACCATTGAGCCATGGTCTTCAATTAAGAAATATGCCAAGGGTGAGATTGTTACCTACAAGAACAACTACTGGTCGGCACAAACTATTGTGCAACCTAAGTTGGAATTTGATTACAGCGAGTGGGTTAAGAGCGACTATACAAAAATTCAAAAGGGGTTGCTGCAAAACTTACCTAACCTAAGTGATCAATTGGCTAATTCTTATAACACTAATAATGCTAATTTAGAAACAGATCAAGATTTGGTTGCATTTGGGTTGATTGGATTCCGTCCTAGAGAATACATGGCCGCACTGAATCTCGACGATGTTAGCCAAGTTAATGTTTATAAACAATTCTTAAAAGACAAAGGAACTATTCGTAGTGTACGATTAATCGGCAATGCTAAGACAGACAAAGAAACTGCCGAATACGATCTTTACGAAAATTGGGCAATACTTCGCGGAACATACGGTGCTACTGCAAATAAGAGCTTTGTTGAATTAAGACTAAATGAAGCATTGCTGTTAGCAGATCCTGCTACAATTCAAATTGTCGATGTTGGGCAAGAAAGCCAAGCAGATCAACAAATTTTGTTAAGCGATTTGTGGAGACAAAGTTACAAGATTCCGACAACGGATGTATTCCCAACAACTACGACACCGATCCAAGATTCGGCATTGCCTACTGCTGGATATGTTAATTTAGACGACGTTAGTCTTACTGTATTCTCTTTAGATGCTAATTTAGATCTTGCGCCAGGGGTATTAGATTCAATTGGTGTAGGGACAACTATCTGGGCAGCAAAAATTAATGCTTACGATTGGGGTGTATTCCGTTGCATGCCTGTGCCCGGTTCAGTGGAACAAGTAACTTCTAATTTGAATTCTACTGCGGTCGTTACATTCACTGGCAAACATAATTTATCGTTAAATGATGTTATTGTTATTCGAAACTTCGCTAGCAACGTAGATGGTGTTCATCGAGTGTTATCAGTGCCGTCTGCTAATACAGTGGTAATTGAAACTCCAGTGGCAAGAACTATCACTGGCAAAGGTGTTGCAGTTGTTCTAAGAACTATGCGGGTTGCACAAGCAAGTGACGTTATTAATTTAAGTTATTCTAATGAGCTCGGTGCTGGTGCTAAGGCATGGGTAGATGACAACGGTAGTGGCTTATGGCAAGTGCTTGAAAAGCAAACCCCGTTTGTCCAAACAGTAGCAAATTCTCTGCCATTGGATACACCTATGTACGGCGCACAATTTGGTAGCACTGTGACACAAGGCAATCAGAATATTATTGCTGCTGTGGGCGCACCAGGGTATAGAACTCCTTACGAAGAGTCTACCCCAATTGGTGCAGTATATCCATATCTGAGAGATAATTCAAATAGATATGCAGAGAATACTATACTTAATTTAGGGACTACTGGTACTGTTGGGTACGGCAATGCAGTTGACATTGGCTATCAAAGTTGGTTGGCTGCAGGCGCAAGTGCATCTAACAATAATATGGGATATGCTTCTGCGATATTCCGAGCAGAAGATAGCAATTCGTTTGAACAACGACAGCTCCTAGTTGCCCCAGACCAAGATTTTAGCAGCGGCGAATTTGGTTACTCTGTGTCAGTTAGCAAAGACGAGCGATGGATGTATATTGGCGCTCCGGCCAACAACAAAGTTTATGCATTTGCCCGCCAGGATGTAGAATTACAAGTATCTCGACACACCACTAACGGTGTTACAAAAATCTATTCGTTTGCTAACGAAATTGTAATCGATCCTGAATACCCTGAACAACTTTCTGTAGTTTATAACAACAAATTGTTAGCCCCAGGGGTTGACTATTCGGTTACTGGTACTAGCGTGGTATTAACTGTATTACCTCCTGCTGGTCAGTCAGTTATTATTCAACGTAAGCAAGGCCAGATTTTAGATACTGCAACGTATTACGATATAAGTCAAGACAGCACATCGGGATCTGGCACTGGCGCAGTGTTTACAGTTACAAACACACGCGGAGAATATTTTGTAACAATTACATCTCTAGGTGAAGACTATGCGATCAGCGATACTGTAACCGTAGATGGATCAACATTAGGAACAGAAAATTCTTTACCTAATGCGCCAACTACTCCTACAAACGATTTAGTTTTAACAGTAACTGGTATTGATGATAACGGCGGAATTACTGCGGTTACTATCAGCGGCAACGGCATAACAAACAATTATATTTTCCCTATTAGCCCATATCTATATGGAATTGAAAATATTTGGTCAATGTCTGTAACAGTTAACGGAGTTTTACAAAGACCGTTTATTGACTACGACTTTAATACCGATAGCGCAGAAGCATTTGACATTGTGTTTAATACCGTTCCGGCAGCAGGCACAAATATTGCAGTTACCGCAAAGACACAATTTACATTTGTTGACACACTGTCTGTAACAGGGTTATCTCCAATAGATAGATTTGGTACAAGTGTTGCACAAACAGATAGCGGAAGATTTGTTGTGGTCGGTGCAGCCAATACAAACACTACTGCTAATAACAGCGGCGCTAGCTATGTGTTTAGTCGCGGATTCGTCAAGTATATTGTTGATGACGCATCTCAAACAACATTTGAATTGCCAGCAGCGTTTAAAGATCCTGCGGCAGTAATTCTCAATGGGCAATATTTAACTAATTCTGCACAGTACATCAATGGACAATATTCAGTTGTTGGAACAGATATAATCCTTGACAGTTCTGTAACATTAAATGTTGGTGACATAATTGAAATAGAAAATAATATTTTCAATCTAATTCAAACTGTGGCTGCTGGAACTCCTTCTGACAATGCTGGGTTTGGAAGCTCATTGGATGTTTGCCCAACTAATTGTAGCCTTTACATTGGGTCGCCAACTGATAGCTCAGTACAAGCTCGAGCAGGATCAGTGGATCGATATGTAAACCAGGCTAGATTGTATGGGGTGATAACATCTACTAATGTGTATCCAACTTTAGTGCCTGGTGGGACTATTCTTGTTAGCGGGTTCGAAGTTACATTGTCGACACCTGAGACATGGGATTCGTTAGTGGAATACGCAAAAGGTGATTTTGTTATTACTGATGGCAATATTTACGAAGCTATTCGAACTGTTCCTGTACCTACACAAATTACTAATACAGCTTATTGGAAGCCAAGTAGCTGGGTTGAATTGCTATCATCAGATATTAATTCTGCAAATTTACCAAATATTACATCGTCGGTTAGAAACGGTCTAATAACAATTAGTGTTATTAACTCAGACGCCGCTACAGAATTTAATAAGCTATCAGTGTTACCTGGCATTACATCTACGCTTTTCGATGACGTAGGGTTTGATGTTTATGTGCATACACAAACAATCACAAGTCCTAACCCGTCTGTAAATGCAAAGTTTGGCTCTTCATTGTCAATATCATCTGATGCATTAACATTGATTGTGGGCGCTCCAGGCGGTAACACTTACGAGCCTGTTACGTTCGATGACAATACTACTGTGTTTGATGATAGAAGCACTACATTCTTCTCGACAGTTGTTGAAGGCGGCGTCGTGTATTCATATGATATGCTTCAAAGCGCAAACTCGAGTATTGCAAACCCTGTTAAATTTGTTTTCGGACAACAAATTTATAACAGCGGAGTAGAACCACTTGACCAATTTGGTACCGCGGTTAGTTATGTTAGCGGCAGATTGTTAGTGGGCGCACCGGGCAGCGACCTTGGTGACAGCTCGGTAAACTACGGCAAAGTTGACATATTTGAAAATACAACAAACCGTCCAGCGTGGTATCCTATACACGTCCAAGAGCCAACCGCAGATGTAACTTTGTTTAACAATGTCTACATGTACAATAAGTTGCAATCAAGCAAGACACAATTCCTTGATTATATCAACCCGTTACAAGGTAAGATTCTTGGTGCCGCAAGACAAAACATTGATTTTATTGGATCAGACGACCCTGCAAAATATAATGCAGGCCCAATGAACAATAATGGTAACTTCTGGGCAGAAGAGAATGTAGGAAAAATTTGGTGGGATATTAGATCTTCAAGATTCATTGATCCAAACCAAAATGATATTGTATATACAAGCCGTCGTTGGGGCCAACTATTCCCTGGAAGCACTGTTGACATTTATCAATGGGTCGAAAGTGCTGTTCCGCCAGCTTCGTATTCTGGACCAGGTACTCCATTAAATGCTATTAGCTACACAGTTAGAACCAACTTAAATCAACAAGGAGTGTTCGTTACTAGCTATTACTTCTGGGTATCGGGTATTGATATTATCAATACTACTGCTGGCAAAACATTAAGCACAACAGGCATTGCAAGATACATTGAAAATCCTCGTAGCTCGGGAATCTCTTATATTGCACCAATTAATTCTAGCACTATAGCGTTGTATAATTCGATAGAATACCTAAGCGCATCTGATACTATTATTAACATTGGCTTTGATAGAGAACGTAATGATGACAACATTCACACTGAATATGAATTAATTGCACAGGATAACCCAGATAGTTTCTTGAGCGACAATTTGTATAAAAAATTGCAAGATAGTTTCTGTGGAGTAAATGCAGCTGGTGCCCTTGTGCCAGATGTTACATTGAGCCCAGCTGAGCGATATGGTGTGCAGTTCCGTCCTCGTCAGAGTATGTTTGTGGACAGATTTAATGCTCTTAACAACTACCTAACATATTCTAACTCAGTGTTAGCTCAATTCCCAATTGCCGAAACTCGTTCATTCATCTTGTTGAATAGTTCAGAACCAGAGCCGACTGCTGCTAGCGGGGAATGGAATAAGCGATTAAACAACATTCAAGAATTGTCATATCAAAACTTGTATGAAGTTAATGTTGGTTACAAGTATCTCATTGATTCAGACAGTAGTAACGGTGGCCTATGGACTATCTACACTGTAGTTCAAGGAACAGACTTAGTTGGTGCACCACGTTATACTCAACTATCAAGAGTTCAAAACTACGATACAAGAAAATATTGGAGTTACATTGATTGGTTCGAAACAGGATATAACAATACACAAGTTTTAGTCGCCGAAGTTCCAATTTACGCAGACTTGGTCACAATAGAACTAACAATCCCAGTTGGTGCTAGCGTAAAAGTTACTGCTAACTCACAAAATAAGTGGGAGATCTATCAACGAGTAGTTGACGGATGGGCTCGTGTTGGTTTAGAAGATGGCACTATTGCGTTTAGCAATGTATTATGGGATTATGCAGCTGGACGCTTTGGATTTGACGTTGAAGTGTTTGATGTACAATACTTTGACTCTGAGCCAGTTATCGAAACTAGAAAAATTATCCAAGCAATTAACGAAGAATTGTTTATTGATGATTTGGCAATTTATCGTAACAAAGCATTGATTCTAGCATTTAACTACATGCTGAGCGAGTTTGAAGCACCTGAGTGGTTGACTAAGACTAGTTTGATTGATGTAAATCACAAGATTCGTGAGTTGTTGCCGTTCCAGATCTTCCGACAAGATAATCAAGACTTTGTGCTTGATTACATTCGAGAAGTTAAACCTTACCATGTACAAATTAGAGAATTTAATTTAACATACAATGGCCAGGACATGTATGATGGGCAAATGTCTGACTTTGATGTGCCTGCATATTACGATCGCTTGCTTGATGTTCCACGTTACATTAGCCCAGTGCTACTGCCGTACACAAAGAGCAATGCAGTGGGTACAGGAACTCCAAATGGAGATTCAGATGCATATAGCGATTCTGAGATTTGGACACGTTGGCCTTGGAGTCAATGGTATGCAAACTATCTACTGAGCATCGATAGTGTTAATATGATCGACGGCGGCACAGGATACACAGAACCACCATCGGTTACTGTAACCGGTGACTGTGAAGTTCCAGCTGAGCTAGAAGCTGTGATCAACAGTGCTGGCGCAGTTGTTGCTATCAATGTCATTGAACCAGGTGTTGGCTATTCAACTACCGCAGTAATTACAATCACTGAAGGTAATGGAGTTGGTGCAAGAGCTTATGCAGTAATGGGCAACCAGCTTGTAAGATCCGTAAAGACTACCATAAAGTATGATCGTTGTGAATATACTTCGACTATTGTTAACTGGGAAGCAAATACAACTTATGCTGCCGGTAGCTTAGTTCGTTACGAAGATCAAGTCTGGGAAGCAGATTCAACTATTACAGCAGCAACATTTGATCCAGATTTTTGGACACAAGTGCCAGCTGATACATTAGGTGCAGCTGATCGTGTGCAAGGTTATTACGCACCTACTGTTAACCAGCCAGGTGTACAGCTTCCATTGTTAATTGATGGAATTGAGTATCCTGGTGTGCAAGTTGCAGGCCCTGACTTTAATCAGAACACTGGTTTTGATATTGGAAACTTTGACATTAATCCATATGATAACATATCGTATGGACCAGAAGGTCGCGCAACATACGATCCTGCGATCCTTGATGCAATATACGAAAGCCCATATTTAGACCCGTTCCTTGGAACTCGTGCCACAGACATCAACGTCGACGGTGGCGCATATATTGACACATTCTCGAGCTTTGCTCCTGAAGAATTAGTGCCTGGCGCAGAGTTTGATACGCTTGACATGCGCATCTATACACGCCCAGGTGCAGATTGGGCATTGAATGGACACGGATTCCCAACTTATGGGCAAGCAATTGAAGTAGACACAGTTCCGGCAGTGTTTAGCTTCAGTGATTGGTACACTCAAATTCCGTATTTGGTAGGTGGAACCTTAACCAACCGTACAACAAATGTTAACCTTGTGCCAGGAGTGAACTATACTGTAAATTGGGTATCTAAAACATTCACAGTTACATCGGGTATTAACCCTGGCGATGTACTTCAGGGTGTTGCGTTTGGCGTAGGTGGTGGCAATCAGCTCTATAGAAACACATACCAAGGAAATGAAGTTGGAAATAGTGTTACTATTCCAGTTGCATACTCTCAACTTCAGGAAATTGACGTATGGGTTAATGGACAACGATATACTAACTTGACTTATGCTGCTGGCGAAGGCAACACAACTGTGGTTACCTTTGCTACAACGTTTACAATTAACCACGTGGTAACATTGTATGCATTAGGACCAACCACAATCGACGGCAGCACTGTAAATTATAGCTGGAGCTCTCCGACTACACAATTTATTGTTGCTGACGGAGTTACTACATTATTTGCGTTGACTAACAGTCTTGCTTATAGTAACCCGGCTAATATGATAGTTGGTATCAACGGTAAACGTCTAAGAACCCCAGCTGGTATCGAACACTATGCAGACGGAAGCTCTGCGTATGTGTTGCCTGATAGATTAGGATTTAGTCAAGCTCTTATTTCGGACAACGAAGTATTAGTCTACGTTGATGATATTCCACAAACATTAGGAGTTGATTTCACTGTTGATCCGTATGTTGGCGATACTCGTCAAATTACATTTGCATCTCCTCCGGCTGAAGGTCAGCGTATCTTAATTGCAGTAACAACTCAAACACAGGCTAGAGTTACTGGCGGAACATCGTTGTACATTGACACAACACAGGGTATTACTCCTATTGCTGGAGATGTTATTAGTGTTGCAACCTGGAATGATACTAGACAACAGGATCTGATAACAACTGTGTACGTTGGCCCAGTTACATCTGGCGCTGTGGTTACTGAAGGATTTGATACTACTGATTATTCTCCAGCATCGGTGAACAACGATCCGGGCAGTTTTGACTACACCAATGGTGTAACTGTAACTAACAATGACTTGTTTATGGCAAGACCTGATACAGTCCCATCAAGAATGGCTGTGACTCTAAACGGGTACCGCTTGTTCTTTGGTGATGACTTTACAGTAGTTAACGGGGAGATTATCCTTGCTAGCTCAATTGGTGTCATTGGTGTTACAGATGTTGTAATGATCACAGAGTTTACAAATAGTCAGGTTCCAAACGAAATGGCGTTCCGTATATTCCAAGACATGCGTGGAGTTCAAGCAACTTACAGAATTACATCTAATTCTACTACTGCGTTGACTCAAACACTTGGAGAGAATGATGATGTAATTTATGTTGACAATGCGTCTAACCTCGACGAGCCAGATATTGCAGCTAACATCTGGGGAGTACTAACTATTGGTGGCGAAAGAATTATGTACCGAAACAGAGATGTTGGCAATAACACTGTTAGCAGCTTGCGTCGCGGTACTGCTGGTACAGCTATTGCAACACACGAAGCAGATGATATCGTATATGCTATGGGTCGCGGTGAGATTATGCCTGCAGAATTCCAAAACTATATCGATAGTAACTACTTCTTGGGCGATGGCTCTACCGTGGCATTCGAAGCAACTAACATTACGTTCAGTGACACTGATAGCACATTAGAAGTTGACGCAGTCGAAGTTTGGGTAGGCGGCACTAGAGTAACCGATGGTTATACTATCACCGGCGCTACCCCAGTTGGAGTTGAATTCGACACCGCGCCTGCAGATGGAACTGGTATTACTATTTTAGTGCGCAGAGGTGTAAATTGGTATCAACCAGGTATCAACACACCAAGTGATGGAGTAGCGTTGCAGGATACTAATACTCAGGCCGCAAGGTTCTTACGCGGGCTGTAAATGTAGGTAAATAGTTCATGGATCAAAAAGATAACAATTTACCACAATCCCAGGAGACTGTTAAACAGTCTCCTAACAAGCGCCCAAATGAAACTGGTAGCATTAGTGTTGAAGGATTTGTAAGGATTTTTGATCCAAATACAAAAGAAAAATTTGTGGAGAAACGAGCATGATTCAGCCTGGTTTGGCTAAGATTTCGGGACATGTCAAAGTGCATGACCCAAACAACGGGGAAATTTTCTACGATGATCATAATGCAATTCATTATGAAAACATCAGTATTGCAATGGCACAGACTTTGAGCAACAGAGATCTGGGCTGGATTTACGCTATGGCTTTTGGCAACGGCGGAAGTTCTGTTGACCCAACAGGGGTTATTACGTATTTGCCCCCAAATACTACAGGTCAGAATGCTGATTTGTACAACGAAACTTATGCAAAAGTTGTTGATGATAATTCGAGTGCAAATACAGATGCAACAAATAACAAAATGACAGTATTGCACACAACTGGCAAAGTTTATACTGATATTTTAGTTTCTTGCTTGCTAGACTATGGCGAGCCACCAGGGCAACAAGCATTTGACAATTCAACAAACTTCAACGGCGAATATGTATTCGACGAATTGGGGTTAAAATGTTGGAACGGTGACGTAGATAACTTGCGTCTAATTACACACGTTATTTTTCATCCAGTTCAAAAGAGTTTGAACCGTCAGATTCAAATTGATTATACATTACGAATTCAGACTTTAACTAATTTAAGTCAAGCGTAATATGGATAGATTATCGGTAAATAAATAAATTAAGGACACGGAGTAACCCAAATGGCATATACAATCAACCTAACTGATGGCGCAATCTTTGCTACTATTGCAGATGGTACCATCAACACATCTAGTTCAATGACTTTAGTAGGCAAGAACTACGCTGGATACGGCGAGTTTTTAGACGAAAACTTTATTCACTTGCTAGAAAATTCATCTAACACAACCGCACCTGGCGCACCACTAACAGGTCAAATTTGGTGGGATTCGGGTAACGGAATTTTAAACGTTTATAACGGTTCTGCATGGAAGCGTATCGGCGGCGCAACTGCTAGTGCATCTGCTCCAAGCGGCGCAACCAGTGAGCAAGGTGACTTGTGGTACGATTCTACAAACGCTCAATTAAAAGTGTATACTGGAGCAGCCTGGTTGTTGGTCGGCCCTGCATTTACTGCTGGCACAGGCACTACTGGCGCTATTGTTGACACTATTGTTGACAACGTTGCAGTTAGTCACGTTGTTATTAAATTCTACGTGGAAGACAGCGTTGTTGCTATTATGAGCAAGGATGCTACCTTTACGCCGCAATCATCTATCACAGGGTTTACAACAGTTCGACCTGGTATGACAATGGCAACAACTGTTGGTGGTCAAACTCCGTTGTTCCAGGGAACTGCAACAGACTCGCAATTGCTAGACGGTATTGATTCTACAGGCTTCTTGAGCGCAACAAGCAATGACTCTACAACTGGCACACTGGCTATCTTAAACGATTCTGGATTATCAGTCGGTCAAGACAGTGATGCTAAATTAAGTGTTTCTGGCGCAGGTGTTGTTACACTTGCTAACCAAACAAGCGGTCAAAATATGACGTTCTCTGTTAACGTAGGCGGCACACCAACTACAGCACTTACTATCTACGGTGCAAACGGCACAGTTGCTGGTAACCAAGTTAATGCTAACTATGCTGACGTTGCAGAACGATTTGCAGCAGACGAAGTGTACGAAGCAGGCACTGTGGTCGAACTAGGCGGTATTAACGAAATTACAAGAGTTACTTCTGACCTAAGCGATAAAGTGTTTGGGGTCATAAGTACACGAGCAGCTTATCTAATGAATAGCTCTGCTGGTAACGACGAGACTCACCCACCAGTTGCTATGACAGGCCGTGTTCCTGTTAAAGTCGTTGGACAAATTAATAAAGGCGATCGTCTTGTTTCTGCCGGTAACGGTACTGCAAGAGCTGCACAACCAGGCGAAGCAACAGCTTTCAACGTTATTGGTCGTAGCCTAACTGCTAAGGCAGACTCGGGACTAGGCACAGTTGAAGCGATTGTAACGATCAAATAATTAGGAATCAATAATGACTTATTCAGTAGGTGGATTAATACAATCAACAGACTATAATGGATTTGCTAGTACCACTGCTGGCGGAAACGTTAATGCAATTTGGGGCACAGGCGCCGGAAATTACGGTTACGGACAGTCGACAACTTTATCAACGGTGTCAGCAGGCGGAACAGTAACAGCTACACAATGGGCCGACTTGGTTAATAGAATTAGTTCTATTGCAAGTCACCAAGGAACATCAATAACTGCGCGAACTGCCCCTGTTGCTGGTAACACAATTGCAATTTTAAATGCAGTGTCAACTGACTTGTCTACTTGTTTTACTAACCGTAACAACGCAGTTAGTTCTGGTAGTACTATTTCTCCAGCAACTGGAACTTGGTGGCAAGCGTCAAATACTCCAAACTCTGCTTGGACAATTACAACGACACATACAATTACATTCGCTAACGCAGCAGCAGCACGTTATTTCTTTAACTCCGGCGGGTTAATTAAATGGGACGCTGTAAAAACATCTACTGGTACAGAAGCTGATACAGAATGGAACGATCTAGTGCAAACGCTATCAGGGGTCATTTACCTCAGCGGCGCAAACACTTCGCATACAATTAATGGTACTGCATACACTGGAACTACCAAGTCGGGCGGCACAGGAACTCCTACCACATTGAACACCACAGTTGGATTCTACAACTTAACTACTGTAGCAACTACTTTGTATGATCAATACGCAGATAGTTCTCCTTACACTAGTGACCATATTAGAATACAAGCCGCTGTTAACGACAACACCAACCCCACAGTGTTGACAATGACCACAGCTTGGATCAACGCAAGTTCGGCCACACCGGGTTCTACTGAAATTATCACAGGCGGCGCAGCTGGCACAGGCCCAACTACTGTAGTTAACTATGTTGCACCTGAAACAACCTACATCGCTAATACATGGGGCGCAATTAGCATTTCTGCTACTACCGGAGTATCCTAACCTAAATTAGGTTAACCAAAAGGGCCTTAGGGCCCTTTACTTTTATCTATTGTTCCTGTATACTGTTTAAATGAATACTGAAAACATTGTTGCACACGCACGAGCTCGGTTTGATCACGAGAGTGCGAAACGAGTACTTAAAGAAAAATACCAGGCCAAACTGATATTTGCCCACAACGGCGGTATGTTTAGAGCAACTCCTGAACTGCTTGCATTTGTGCAAAGCTGGCCTATTGCTGAACTGTATATTGCAGACTTGTATAACAACCCAATTGAAGTAGACAAACAAGTATTCCTAGTAAAGTTGCAGCAACACTACCATGAACAAATGAATGCTTGGCATGTAGAGTATACAGAAATGAGCAACAAACGATGACTACAGGCGCACTGATATTTGCGTTCAACAATGAAAAAACTGATTACGTTAAGATGGCCTCTTGGAGTGCTGAAAGGATTCGTCGCTTTCTCAACATTCCGGTTGCAATCGTCACTGATTCAACAGATCCAGGACTCAATACACGATTTGAGCATGTCATACGAGTGGAACCCCAAACCGGGGGTTCTAGGTACTTTGAAGATTATGCAGACACTGTGTCGTGGCACAACGCAGGGCGAACAGATGCCTTTAATTTATCACCTTTTGAACAAACAATTGTCCTTGACTCAGACTACGTTGTCTCTTCCGATCAGTTACAGCAAGTCTTAAACGCTCCACAAGACTTTCTAGCACACAGAGATGCGTTTAATGTTGCTCGCCCTGAAGAACCTTTTTTAGACACATTCGGGCGCAACAAGTTTCCCATGTGGTGGGCCACAGTAATGATGTTTCGTAAAAGCCCTACTGCACAATACATTTTTGATTGTATGGAAATGATCAAACACAACTGGAATCACTACAGAAACTTATACGGAATAACAGAACATCATTACCGTAACGATTACTCTCTGAGTATTGCCCTGGGTATTGTATCCGGTCACACATTAAAAGTAGATTCTATTCCCTGGCCTTTGTTGAGTGCTATGCCCGATACTGAATTAACAAGAGACACGCATGGCAGTGCCGAAGCCTGGATCATGAAGTATGCAGGCCGTGACGGAAAGCCTAAAAGTGTTAGCATTGCAGGGCAAGACTTTCATGCAATGGGTAAAAAGTATTTGGAGGCTGTAATTGACGCCAGTTGAAGAACGCGGATACATTATTCCTGCATTTAACACAGGATCAGTTGACTATGTTGACTGTGCTAGAGCGTTAGCAAAAACGCTGTTGCTGCATCATCCTGATGCTAGAATCTGTTTGTTAACCAACGACAAGTATGCTACTGATCATCACTTGTTTGCTTATACACACATAGTAGAAGATATTGATACTGCTAATCCTTACGCAAACGATTGGTTAGTAGCTGCACAATCACCTTTTAGACAAACAATCAAGCTAGAAGCAGATATGATGGTTGCAAGTCCTGTTGACCATTGGTGGACACTGTTTGAGCATCGGGATGTTGTTATTAGTCAAGGCAGTAGGGACTTCTACGATCAACCTGCTACAAGTAGAAAGTATCGCAAACTGTTTGATACAAACAACTTGCCGGATGTGTACAACGCTATAACTTATTGGCGAGTAAGCAAAACTGCCACAGATTTCTTTAAACTTGTAAGGAAAATCTTTACAAATTGGGAAAGCTACAAGATTTTATTAAAGTTTCCCGAAGAAGTCCCGTCTACCGATGTAGTGTATGCAATGGCTGCACAAATACTAGGGCCAGAGCAAGTGACATTACCGTCGGGGCTAGGTCCACAGATTGTGCATATGAAGACTGGGATGAGTCCGTTCTCTGCGCCACATTGGACTGATGAATTAGTTTGGGAAATGAATCCTCTGCGTATTCAAACAGTAGCACAATGGGGCTTTGTGCATCTACATGTAAAGGATCGTATAGATGAATGACACTACACAAAACCTACTAGATGTATTCGCTAACTTAGCGCCTTGGCAACCACCTGTTGTATTCTGGAGATTGTATTACAACGAATCTGGTTACCCATTGTTTTACACCCAGGAAGATAAACCAGGTAATTATATTGATGTAACCCCTGAACAATACCAACGTGCTAGCATGCAAGTTAAGGTAGTCGACGGTAAGTTAATAGAACTAACAACCAAACGCACAAAGAAGTTGATGCCTAGCGAAACAGGAACTCCTTGCTATCCTACTGATGTTAGCATTGTAGTTGCAGAAACAGAACCGCATCAAATATGGAGATTAAAAACAAATGAAACAAATTGACATAGCAGACTTAGACTGCATTTACCTATCCTATGATGAAACACAAAAAGAAGAACATTGGGTTAAGATTAAGAACATGGTGCCTTGGGCCAAACGGGTGGATGGCGTACAGGGCAGCGATGCTGCTCACAAGGCAGCGGCACAGGCCTCGGATACAGCCAGATTTATTCTCATCGATGGCGACAACTTACCCGATCCATCGTTTTTTAATCAAACGCTTGTTCTTCCTAATGAAGAATACGAGAACGCTGTGTTCCGCTGGAGAGCACGTAACAATATCAATGGACTAATGTATGGAAATGGTGGTTTATCTTCGTGGACCAAGGAGTTTGTCCATAATATGCAGACTCATGAAG